TTATTAACGAGCTTGATATTGATATCATTTCTAGGCCGAATGTTAAAACAATCGAAGTACCATATTTTTCTTGTTCAACCAGGTTGATGGATAGTCCTCCAGTACCTCCAAATGTGAATATTATTCCATATAAAAATGTTAATAATAAAATTAAAATTAATTTAAGTAGTAACACGGGAGAAGTTAAACAAGAGCCAATAATTATTCAAACTGAAAATGGAGATAAAGAATCTTTAAAAAATGTTTACGAAGCACAAGAATTAGTACAAGGTTCTATTATAGAGTTTCAAAGTGATGATCCACCTCAGACTTTTCAAGTGTTTAGGTTGAATACTGAGCCCACCAGTTATGAAGACTTCAAAGATACCATGAGGGAATATGATGTGACAGGATTTTCTTCTTTTTCTTTAGATGATCGTTTGGTACCCAATACAAAATATTATTATACTTTTAGAGTTAAAGATATACATGGCCATGTCTCTAACCCTAGTGAAGTTTATAAAGTAGAACTTATTGATAATTCTGGTGCAGTTTATTTATTAGTTGATATTTTTGAATTCAAACCAAAAGTTCTTAAAAATAAAAAATCTATGAAAAGATATCTTTCAATCATTCCTAAAGCAGAGCAAAGATTTATTAATGAAGAAAAAACACAAATAGAATTTGACGATACCAATATTGGTAAAACAGCAGTTGGCCTAGAACCGGTGCTTGGGCAGGCTGAAGAAACTATTTTCAATCGTGGTCCAGAAAAATATTTTAAAATTAGACTTATTTCAAAAAAGACTGGTAGAAAACTAGATATTAATGTCGCTTTTGAAACTAAGCATATGAATAAGGAAGTAAAAAAGAAAGAAGATATTAAGGATTCTGATTCTGGAACGACGGCTTATTAAAGGGATATTTAAAATTAACTTTTTTATAAAAAAAGAACTACTTATAGTATAAAAAGGAGTGAATCTATGGCTTTTCTTGACAATAGCGGCGACATTATTCTTGATGCCGTATTAACCGACACAGGAAGGATGAGGCTTGCAAAAGGAGACGGCACTTTTAAAATTACAAAATTTGCCTTGGGTGATGATGAAATTAATTATAATAATTATAACAGCAATCATGCATCAGGAAGCGCTTATTATGACTTGACTGTTTTGCAAACTCCTGTTTTAGAAGCTTTTACAAATAACACATCTTTGATGAAAAGTAAACTGCTTTCAATTCCAAGAACGAATCTTTTATATCTTCCAGTCCTGCTCTTAAACCAATCAAATACCAGACGCAGACTAAATAACACTTATGGTAAAAAAGATGGCACACACTATGTTGTAACCGTTGATGAAAGAACATCAAGGACAACATTAAGCAATACTGACAATCCTCAACCAGGCCTCATTCCTGCAGACGTGGACAACGATCCAGATGGCGTTATGAACGGTTTTGAACCGGGTGTTAATGAAGAAGTATATATTCGTATTGATCAAGGGCTGAACACTGATGAAATTCACCCAAAACATAGATTATCGAGTGACTTGATTGAGACCCAATATATAATTGAGATGGACAATAGATTGGGAACGATTGTTACAGCAGGAGATATATCCGCGATGCCCGGGCAACCAGGCACACCAGCTGCAGTTTCTTTCATAGATGACGACAACATTGCTAGTTATTTTCTGTCATTAGGAACTGACCCGGGTTTTGTTAAAGATATTACTGGTTGGACTGCGCCCACGACAACAAGTCTTGAGAACAGTCAGTTAAAAGGTCCGCGCGGCACTACTTTGAGATTTAAAGTTGCTGCATCAACAGAGCTACAAACAAGCAATTTCTTATTTCAAAGATTGGGCACAACCAGCTTTACGACCTGGGCATTGCCTACTACCAGCAATGGCGGAGCTGGCAACGCAACAGTACATTATATTGATTCAACAATTAGAATTACAGGCGCCACAACTGGATATAGAATAGATATTCCAGTCAGGTTTGCCAAACGAGTAGATTAAAGGTAAAAAACATGGCTACAACATTTAAAACTTACGCGAATAACGATATTACAACAACTAGAACATTGCTTCACGAAGCAATTCCCATCACGGGAACGATTGTTTCTGGTACATATGGGGCTAGTACTATTGAACTTGGGTCCGAAAACAATATTAAAAACTATTCTCATGGAATGTTTCAATCTGTTTATGATTATCCATATCTAAGTTCATCTGCAAATCATATTTTTGATATTACTTGTGGATATCATTCTAGTTCAAGATGGCATATGAATCGTACTCACGACGGCCACCCTTATGGCGATGGCTCAGCCAATTATCAAAATAGTGACAAATTAAATCTCTATAACCAAATGGCTCAAATTCTTATGGGTCACAATACTGATGGGACAATTAAGAAATTTAAAATTCCTGGCGGGCAAGATATTCTTCAAGCTTATTTTTTCAGCTTCTCTCGTTTGTTAGTGAAAGACGAAATCAAAAAAGGCTCCTTTAATCTTTACATGGGCACTGGTTCTGTTGCCTCGCCGGGTTCGGCTGATGGATTTGTGTGGGAAGAAATCACCAGAATTCACGACGACCAGAGTACCGGATCATATTATACTGATTCTCCAGCTGGAGAATATGGTGTTGTATCAGCGTCTATAATTGCTGGCGTTACAAGCCCAGATCTGCGTCACCACACTGGTCCAGGTGTAGGCGGCTCCGGTGTCTCCGGTTTGCTGTTTTATCAAGCAGGCATACTTGTTCTTTCTGCTTCTGATGGCTTTCTTAATGAAATTACGGCTTCACGAGCAGACTATCCAGCACCGCTTCCCATCCAAAAAGATGGCGCCGATGGTGTCGCCAGAGGAGGAATCGCTACCTTTGGAGCGGTATTAACAGGCTCCGCAATTTCAGCCTCTGCTGATGCATTTAGAAACAGAATCCAAAGCATTTCTTTTAACAACACGACAGAGTTAAATTCAACAATTTATTTCTGTAGAGCAAATCATAATGAATTTAACTATAGCGCAAACCCAACTTATTTGAGCGCTAGTAAAATTCAAGTTAAAAATACTTCATTAGATCAGCCTGTGTCATATATTACTACAGTTGGACTATATTCTGCTGATAATGAATTGTTAGCAGTTGCCAAGCTCTCTGAGCCTCTGAAAAAAACGCCCGATACAGAGCTGACAATGAGGGTGCGTCTGGATTATTAAAAAATGCCATACTATAAGTTTGGACCAACTGATATATTTCATAATAGAATAAAAACTCATCCCAAAAATGAATTTGTTATCTACGATGGTCAAGTATATTATAACAGTAATCCAAGATTTGCAAGAATAAATACAGATGGCACAGATGATCTTTTAAATCATGTTCCATATGGATATGTTAGTTTGTATGAATTAAATGTTGATAGGGCAAGTGGTGAATTAATATACCCCTTTATAACTAAGCAAGGAAGTTTAACATCGTTTAAGACAGTTGCAACTAGTCAATTTAACACTGACTTTGCATATGGAGATCAAATGAGCAGTACTTATCCTTTGTCTGCTTCTATATCGTTTTCACATTCTGCTTTAGATAATCCAAGAGACTATATTAACGCTCTTCAAAATACTTTAGATTATTATAAAATAAACAGCCCTCATTATGCATATTCTTCTTCCGCCATCCCGGGATGTGAAAAAAACTCACAAAAATTAAGCTTAATAAGTATTCCTTCTATTTTTTATGGCTCCTCCATAAGGAAAGGTTCTGTTCGCTTAAAATATTATGTATCTGGAACCTTATTAGCAGAACTACATGACATAGGTAAAAATGGAGAATTAATTGAAGTTACCAGTTCGGTTCATGTTACCGGAAATGTAGCTGGAGTCGTATTGTATAACGAAGGGTTTCTTATTTTGACAGGAACTTGGGATTTGCACGAAGGCGCTTTCGTTGATAAATACCACAAAGGAGATACTGCGGCTGGCAATCAAAACCCGGCATGGATTTTCTTCGCTAATGGTGCGAATGATACTACATATGTTACTGGTGATGCATACTCTTCCAGTTATTCAATGGAATTTGAGGGAGTCAATTATGTCCCAACATTAACAATGTTGGCGCATGCTCCAAAGGGGTTGTTAAATCATTCTAACAATCCAACATATAGAAAATCTGGCTCAGGTGGTGAAACTGCCGTCATCACAGCTAGCATAACAAAGTATTCCGAAGATGATAAGATGTCAATCAAAAATATAGTTACCAGCTCTCATGATCATAGCGCAAGTTTTAAAAAACAAACTTATATTTCTCAAATTGGTCTCTATGACGATGATAAAAATCTTATAGGAATAGCAAAGTTGGCAACACCAGTTAAAAAGACTGAAGATCGAGACTTTACCTTTAAACTTAAGTTAGATTTCTAGTATAATATAATAGTGATTTTGGGACTCGACATATCTACATCAATAACTGGTGCGACCATTATCGATGATATTGGCCAGGTACTGTACTGCGAAGCTTGGGATACGAGAAATAAAAATCACTTTCCAGACTTATGGAGTAAGGCAAATCTTGTAAAAGGTCGATTATTGGATTTAAGAGGAATGTTTGCTATCAAGCATATCTTTATCGAACAATCTTTACAAGCATTTAGACCCGGATTTTCTTCAGCAAAAACTTTATTGACATTGGCAAGCTTTAATGGTATAGTATCATATATATGTCAGGATGAGTTGGGGATTAAACCAGAATATATTGGCGCCTCAACTGCTAGAAAATTAAATGGAATTAAAGTTCCTCGCGGAGAAAAAGCAAAAAAAGTTGTTCTTCAATATATTCTTGACAATGAGCCAGATTTTGTGGTAGAATATACAAAGCAAGAAAATCCAAAGCCCGGCTCTTATGATCGGGCAGACAGTTTAATTATTGCGAAAGCAGGTTATAATTTATGGAAGGAGAAAAACTCCAACTATTAAAAAGTATTTTTGGAAAGTTTCATCATTCTAATGATGAGCATTTATTTTATTGTCCAAAATGCAAACATCACAAACGCAAGTTTTCTATAAATTTAGATAAGAACGTTTATAAATGTTGGATTTGTGATTACTATGGCCGATCTATTCGTCGACTCATAAGAAAATATGGCGACTTCCGGGCTCTGCAAAAGTGGGATAAATTAAATGGACGAGAAGATGTAACAAAATTTGACGACATATTCTCAGATAATATTGAAATTGAGCAAATACAAAGACTTGATTTGCCACAAGAATTTATATCTCTCGCAAACAAAGAACTTCCATTAACCACAGAGCCAGCTTTAAATTATTTAGAAAACAGGGGAATAATAAAAGGGGATATTATTCGATGGAAAATCGGTTGTTGTATGAATGGGAAATATAATAATAGAATAATTATTCCTTCTTTTGATGAAGAAGGTTATGTGAATTATTTTGTTGCGAGAACGTTTAATGGGGCTTGGAAAAAATACTTAAATCCTCAAGCGTCAAAGGATATAATATTTAATGAATTATATTTGGACTTTGATGAAGAGCTTATAATCGTTGAGGGTATCTTTGATGCAATAATTGCCGGCCCAAATGCTGTTCCAATTCTTGGTTCTACTTTGCGCGAGAATTCAAAGTTATTTCAGATGATTGTGAAAAACGATACACCGACTTATATTGGTTTAGATATTGATGCCGAGAATAAATCAAAGAAGATAATAAAGGACTTATTAAATTATGGGATCGAGGTCTATAAAATAGATACATCTGGTTATGATGATATTGGTTCAATGACAAAAGAAGAATTTTCTAAACGTAAAAATGAAGCGTCATTATACGATTCTAATGACTATTTATTATACGAAGCGATAGGAGAAATAAAATAATGCTAGGTTTACTTCACAGATTAAAAAACCTTTTAAACCCAAATCATTACTGTTGTTGTTGCGGATGTTGCGAATGTCCCGGCTGCAGAGGTAGGTGTCACGCCAGATCCCGCAGAGGGAGACCCAAAAAGAAATGAAATTAAACACAACAGATAATTTAAGTGAAGGCGATAGAAGAGCGATTGTAGATCATTTTGCAAAAGAAGTTGTTAACATAACTCTTAAAAATACAAATGGCGATTATAGCTTGGCAAAGAGCATCTTTTTTAAAGCCGCTTCTCATATCCAGAAACAAATAAAAGAGATGGAAAATGAAGATCTCGATTGAAAGATTAAAACAAATCATTAAAGAAGAGCTAGCATCTGAAGACCATCAAGAATACCAACGAATGGGTGCAGAGAATGAGGCAACGGAACTTCTCCAGATTTATAATGATTTTCTCGATACGATTCGAGAAGATGTTACATGGCATAGTATGGTAACGGACCTTGACGAGAAAATTAGATACAAAATACAAGAAATTGAAGAAAAGTTGAACGAGCCGACAAAATAATTCTTGACAAGTAAAATACTTTGTGTTATAGTAACAAGAGAGGCAAAATAGGAGACCAATGAAGTTCGCCCATCTTGCGGATACGCATATTCGCAACTTAAAATACCACTATGAATATCGTGCGATATTCGATCAAATATATGATAAACTACGAGAAGAGAAAGTTGATTGTATTGTTCACTGCGGGGATCTAGCCCACACAAAGACTCAATTGAGTCCTGAATACTTTGAGATGGCATCAAACTTTCTCAAGAATTTAGCGGACATTGCACCCACTTATATCATACCAGGAAACCACGATGGGAACCTTAGAAACTCCAGTAGGCAGGATGCTATTACTCCAATCGTTGAGGCGCTAGAACACCCAAATCTGTGCCTCCTGAAGGATTCTGGTGAGGTACAGTTGAGCAACGAGTTCACTTTAAATGTGCTTTCAGTTTTCGATGAAGACAATTGGGCTGCCCCGAGTGAAGAAAACAAAATTAATATCGCTCTTTATCATGGTTCTATTTCTGGAGTAAAGACAGATCTTGGTTGGACTATGGAACATGGTGAAAACGATGTATCAATTTTTGATGAGTTTGATTTTGCCTTTCTTGGAGACATTCACAAGACAAATCAGATATTAGATCATGATGGAACAATTCGTTATCCTGGATCAACAATACAACAAAATCATGGAGAGTCTAATGACAAAGGCCTGTTGATCTGGGACATTCGAGATCGTGATGATTTTGATGTTAAGCATGCTTCATTTGTAAATCCAAAACCTTTTATCACAGTCAATCTTACTCCTAAAGGAAGAATTCCTAATAAAATAAATATTCCAGAAGGCGCACGTCTCCGTCTGGTTTCTAACAATAATCTTTCATTAGATGTGTTAAAGAAATCTGTTGACGTCGCAAAAGCTAGATTTAAGCCAGAAAGTGTGACTTTTTTAAATAGAGCTTCTGGAGATAGAACAGATATCTCCGATTCAATTAATAATATATTTCAAGAAAACTTACGAGATTCAGCAGTCCAAAAGCGTCTTATTAAAGATTACTTGAAAGACTATGATCCTACAGATGATATAATAGAAAACGTACTGGAACTTAATAAAAAATATAGTTCTGTTGTTGAAGAAGATGAAGAAGTAGCAAGAAACATCAATTGGAAACTCAAGAGTGTTGAATGGGATAATCTATTCAATTATGGTGAAAAGAATAAAATTAATTTTGAAAATTTAAATGGTGTTGTTGGTATCTTTGGAAAGAATTTTTCAGGCAAGTCAAGCATTATCGACAGCTTGTTATATACAGTTTACAATTCTACTTCAAAAAACAATCGTAAGAATCTTCATTTGATTAATCAAACAAAAGACGATTGCAGAGGGAAAGCAGAGATCGTTATTGGTCACAATGTTTATGAGATAGAAAGAACGTCAGAAAAATATGAAAAGAAACTTCATGGCAACACGACAATTGAAGCGAAAACAGATATTGAATTCTCTAGACATGATAAGGTTGTTGGAGAGAACATAAGTTTAAATGGCTTGTCTAGAAATGACACAGATAAAAACATAAGAAAGATGTTTGGAACAATTGATGATTTTCTTTTTACATCAATGGCTTCGCAGCTTGGTTCTCTTATGTTTATTAGTGAAGGGTCTACAAGAAGAAAAGAGATCCTTGCTAAATTCCTTGATTTGGAAATGTTTGAGCGCAAGTTTAAACTAGCGAAAGATGACGCTGCAGATCTGCGAGGAATGCTTAAAAGATTAGAAGGTACAGAATTTGATGAGCAAATCGAAGAAGTCAATGAAAAGCTTGCTGGCGTTGAGAGCGAAATTAAGAAACAGGAAATTTCTTGCGAAGAGATAACAGAAAAAATGGATGTGTTTCAATCACAGGTTGATGATATCAATGAAAGGATAAATATTATTCCAGTTGAAATAATCAACATAGAAGAGATAGAAAGAAATTTAGAAAACAATAAGAAGGAAAAAGATCTATTAACTGGAAGAAACAAAAAGTTTTCTGACAATATTAAAAACAATAATGAGCTTTTAAATAAGATTCAGATTTTCTTAAATGAAGATTTTGACATCGAAGAGATTGAAAATAATAAATCAATTGTTGTTGAAAAGCAAAATCAATTAAATTTAATTTGCAACGATATTAAAGTTCATGAAACTAAACTCAAAATTAAAGAAGGAAAGGCTGCTCTTTTGGGAGAGGTCCCATGTGGAGAAGAGTTTTCACATTGTAAATTTATCAAAGATGCTTATGGCGCATTAAAACAGCTTGATGAAGTTAAAAAAGAAATCGATAACTTGAGAACTTCAGAAGTAAAAACATCTAATGAAATTAATGATCTGGATCCAAACAAGATTGAAGAGCATATTGAGAAACACAATAAGCTTCTTGAGAAGAAGAGTGAATTAAATTCTGAAAACTCTTCATACGAACTTGAGATCCAAAAAAACAAAACAAAAATTGTTGGATATAAGAAAGAAGCTGAACAACTAAATGAAAAAGTAGTAGAATATAATAAGAACAAGTTAGCAATTGAAAATCTAGAAGCATTAAACTTTGAGAAAGATAATTTTTTGAGAGCTATAGTAAAAGAAAAAGAAAATTTTTCAATATGTCAAAATCGTCTTATTGAACTTTCAAAAGAGCACGGCTCTATCGAACAAATGCTTAAAAATCTTGAAGATGACAAACAGGAACTTCACTCGCTCCGCGAAGAATTTGCTGCTTATGATTTGTTTATGAGATGCATGCATTCGAATGGCATCGCTTATGATATTATCAAAAAGAGACTTCCGATCATTAATATAGAAGTAGCAAAGATCTTAGCAAACATTGTGGACTTTGAAATCTTCTTCGAAGCGGAAGACAAGAAACTTGAAATCTTTATCAAACATCCAAGATTTGATGCGAGACCAATTGAATTAGGTTCTGGCTCAGAAAAGACAATTGCTGCGATGGCAATACGATTGGCATTGTTAAATGTGTCAAGTTTGCCAAAGCCAGATCTATTTATATTAGATGAGCCAGCAACGGCTTTGGATGAAGAAAATATGGAAGGGTTTATTAGAATCTTAGATATGGTTAAATCATATTTTAAAACTGTTCTTCTCATTTCCCATTTGGACACTCTAAAAGATTGTGCAGACATGACAATTGAGATTGAGAAGAAAGGTAACTTTGCTTATGTTAATTATTAAGGAGGAAATATATAATGCAAACAGCTGAAAAAATTGCCACTAACGGGTTAGAAGAACTTTTGAGAAAAGTTGCTAAACTAGAAAGGGTTGCCGAGTTGGCAGCTCAGCTTAGAGAAACGTATGGTGATAAGTTTTCTTCATATAACGAAAAACAATATGTTCTTGAGAAGCTTGATGAGAGCTTACAAGAATATGAGTTGTTTTTAAATAATTAAGACTAGATAATATAATATTAAAAGGAGAAATATTATGGCTAAAATGAAAGCTTTTATGGACAAGCATGTCGAGAGATTTATAAGTAGGAAATTTTTGGCGTGGATGACAGCAACCGGACTGGCTATTCACGGCTCAGTAACCAGTGATAACTGGGTTGCTGTTACTCTAGCTTATATCGGGACCCAAGCGTTAGTTGATATGGCAACAGCTTGGAAACATGGATTTAAAGAGTAATGAGTTGGCTAACATTTAAACTCTCTGTTAAGAAGAGTTTCCTTTGGTTAAAAACTTATTGGTATTTTCCAGTTGTACTGGTCTATACTTTCGTTCTTTGGCTTGTTTTTAGGAAAAACGTTTCTGCTGCTGTTGGAGTTTTAGAGATAAGAAGCGATAGTTATAAAAAGCAAATTGATGTTATCAACGAATCTCATGCAGCCGAGAAAAAAGAAAAAGAACATTTAAATAAAGTTTTTGACGAAACAATTAAAAAAGTTGAGACAGAATTAAAGAAGAAGAACGAAGTTCTCGACAAGGATAAAAAGAAAAGAATTAAAGAAATTGTTGAAAAACATTCTGACGAACCACAGGAGCTGGCCTATTTAGTTAAGGAGGCTTTTGGTTTTGAAGTTGTTGAATAAAATAGTAGCAATTGTCTTACTTATATCTTTTCCATTGTTGGCATTTGCCGATGATACTCCAAAAATCAAGCCAATGAACAAAGGTGAAGTTGCCCCTTTCGCAGGAGTCCTCTTTAATTCTACTGCTATTGCTCAAACTATTGCAGAAAAAGAATACAATGCTGAGCAATGTAGATTGAGAACTGAACATTTGGAGCAAAAAGAAAAAGCAAAATGTGATCTTTTAGTTTCAACAGTGAGAGTGGAAGTTGATTTTCTGCAGAAGAAATATGATTCAATTTTAAAAATTAAAGATGAAGAAGTCAATAGGCTTCAAAAATTTGCTTTAGAAAAACCAAATAAAAACTCTCATTGGTGGCTCGCCGGCGGAATGGTTGCAGGCATTGTGACATCAGTTGTGATTTTTTATGCGGCAGTAGAAATAGGAGAGAGAGACTAATGTGTTTGATATGTATTGAATATAATAAAAACAAATTGACTTTAAATGAAGCATGGAGAAATCTTCATGAGATGACAGAACAAATTGGTGAAGAACATGTTTGGGAAGTTATTAACAAACTTTGGGAAGAAGAGTTAAAAAGAGAAGAAGAAAATGAGTCGTAGAGGCGGTGTCGGCGTTGGCAATTGGACAATACAAAGAATATGGAAATCCGTACAGAATTATTTAGATAGGCATCCCACGTTTACTGGAGGCCTCACAGTGGCTGCAGCAGGCATCACTGCCACAAAAACAGCGGCAGCCCTACTTAACAACTCAGCCGGAGCTGCCGTTACCCCATCGGCCTTTGGCGGCGACGCTGCAGCCCTTACAATGAACAGTATTAGATCTGGTACGGTCACAATTACTCTTGGAGGCAATTTCACAAATTCAGGCGGCGAAGCGCTTGGAGTCACTGTTAACTGTGATCAAGTAACTGCGAATGATGTCATCGTCTGCAGTATGGGACAATCAGGCGCTAGCACTGCAGCGGCTAATATCGCGTATATGAACGTGGCTGCGAATCATGTTCGCGACACCGCCGCCATGACCTTCTGGGTTAGCTTTGGATATGGCACTTACGATTACGATGCTGGCAATGGCTCTGAGGTGATTTTGTTGAATTGGGCATTGCTATAATAAATGACCGTCCAGAATAAAAACTTAACAAACCTTCATAATTTGCTATAATTATGAGTATGTTTGTACAAATAGGAGATTTATAACATGGCAGACAAGCAAGAACAGCAAATAGAAACTGCTAATCAAGCTCTTAGTATGCTAGTACAAGGTGTTGAACTAGCTCAAAAAAGAAGTGCTTATAACTTAGAAGAAGCTGCGCTTCTTTCCCAGGCGGTTAAACTATTTTCTGATAGATCCCCCTCACAGGATGAACCTGTTCAGGAAACTGAAGAAACTGAAGACAAAAGCTAATAAAGCTTTGTTATAATAATGAAAAAAAAAACAAAGATCCCAACTACGTAGCAAAAGTTGAACAAGCCATTGAAAAAAAATATGGCAAGGAAGCAGTAAGTCATCCACGAAGCAATTGGAACGATGAAAAAGAAAAGAAATATATTGAACAAGCTGAAGAATTTGCAAAAAAACAACGCAAGAGCAAAGACAAAGCTGAAAAGATAGAAAAAGACGGGTTTTTGATCAGCAAGAAACTAATTACAAAGAGTAGTAATAGAACTTGTCCAGTTTGTGATATTTACTCTTTCAACATTAAGGATGACATATACATGAATAAATATGATTGTTGTTTTAAATGTTTTCTTCAATATGTTGATGAAAGAGAAGAACGTTGGAAATCTGGCTGGAGACCAAATATAGGAGATAAATAATGGCCACTATTTTAGACATAATTCAAGGTATTTCGCAAGCCGCAGCAAATGCTTATGATGGTTCTCACATTGAAGAATATTCTCATGATGGCAAGGCTAGAAAAGTGGGACTTAAGAGAGAAGAAGGAAACCCCATTCTTGATTCAAGAGTTATGGACGGCTTTAATGTTAAATATTATGGCGATTCGCTTTGTATTGAATATCATGGAGAGACCAAATTAAAAGAAGTCCACAACAGAAACAAATTTGAAGGTGAAATTAACACGATGCTCAACAATATTAAAAAGTATTTGCAAAAAGAGTACAAATCAATAACAAGCAACTCTTTAACTCTTACAAAAGAGGGTGAATCAGATATTTTGGTCCAACATATGAGTAATATTAGGTCCTGGGTACAGGCGAAACAATATTATAAAATTGGTGGTCTCAAAGGAGTCGAACCGCTCAACACCAAAAGCGATAAAAACCGTTTAGACGATGCAGTTAAGAATTGGATTTCTCTCGGTAATGGACCAAAGCCGAAAAACGTTACCAGAAAGAAAGAGTAATGATAAGGAATGAATGTCTTATCAGCTAACAAAAAAAGAAATCACAAAAGAGGTCCTCAGAAGTGGAAAGGATCCAGTTTATTTTATAAACAACTATTGTAAGATTTCACACCCAATGAAAGGTTTGATTCCTTTCAAATTGTATGATTATCAAGAAGATCTTATTAATGATTTTAATGATTATCGTTTTAATGTTATTCTCAAAGCACGACAGCTTGGTATCTCAACAATTACAGCAGCCTATGTTGTTTGGTTAATGATGTTCCATCGAGATAAAAACATTCTTGTTATGGCTACAAAATTTAGCACAGCAGGCAATCTTGTAAAAAAAGTTAAATCTATTATTAAACGTCTTCCAAACTGGATGCAAATAACTAAAGTTATTGTTGATAACAGAACAAGTTTTGAATTAAGTAACGGATCGCAGATTAAAGCATCTTCAACTTCTGGTGATGCCGGTCGTTCAGAAGCGCTATCTCTATTGGTTATAGATGAGGCCGCTCACGTTGAAGGTCTTGAAGACTTGTGGACAGGTCTTTATCCTACAATCTCTACTGGTGGACGCTGTATTTCATTAAGTACTCCAAATGGCGTCGGAGGATGGTTCTATAAAACATATATTGATGCCGAGGCTAGAAGAAATGATTTCCATCCTATAAGATTAATGTGGGATGTCCACCCAGATCGTGATCAAAATTGGTTTGATAAAGAAACTAAGAATATGTCTATCAGACAGATCGCACAAGAGCTGGAATGCAACTTTAACACTTCAGGTGAGACTGTCTTACATCCGGATGATATAAAATTTATTGAACAAAATATAAAAGAGCCAAAATACAGAACTGGCTTTGATAGAAATTTCTGGATTTGGGAAGAATATAAACCAGAACACACATACATGATCGCTGCCGATGTTGCTCGTGGAGATGGACAAGACTTTTCAGTTTTTCATGTGTTTAAATTAGAAACAGCTGAAGTTGTTGCAGAGTATCAGGGGAAAGTAGCTCCGGATATATTTGCAAATATACTTTCTGATGCAGGAAAAGAATATGGTTCTTGTTTGTTGGTAGTCGAAAATAATTCAGTTGGTTTTGCTGTTCTAGAAAAGCTTAAAGATACAGACTATCCAAATATTTATTATTCAATTAAATCTACTCATGAGTATATAGACCAGTTGACTGCAGAATACAAATCTAATAGTGTCGCAGGGTTTACCACTTCTTTAAAAACAAGACCAATCATTATTTCAAAAATGGAAGAATTTGTAAGGAACAAGCTAATTACAACGTACTCGTCTAGACTTTATAATGAGTTTAAGACTTTTGTTTGGAACAATGGGAAAGCACAAGCTATGAGAACTGGAAATGACGATTTAATTATGTCTTTTGCAATGGGATGCTGGATTAAAGATACTGTATTTGTGGAGAACCAAAAGAAAATAGATTATCAAAAAGCATGTGTAAGTTCAATGTTTAAATCTGACAACGTTATAAACACAACCATTCCAGGAATGCAAGGATATAAACCAATAAAGCGATCTAAAGAAATGCAAGAAAGTATAGATCAGCAAAAAGAATTTGTATGGCTTCTTAAAGGATAAGGAAAAAGTATGGCTAAAAAAACAACAAACCCTCGTAATCCAGAATCAGGTTTATTTAAAAGACTGACGAGATTATTATCAGGTCCAATTATTAATTATCGTAGAGAATCTCCGAAAAAGGATAAGAGAAGAAATCTAGATAAATACAAATTTCAATCAGCCAGCGGCAGACAATTTAAAAAGACTTCGTATGATCCCTTTGAAAATCTTACCGCCAATATTATGGCTAATCAGAATCGTGTTGAAAGATATGCAGACTTCGAACAGATGGAATACGAACCGATTATTGCATCTGCAATGGACGTGTATGCTGATGAGATGACAACTTCAAGTGACCTCCAATCCCTTTTGACGATAAAGTGTCCAAACGAAGAAATAAAAAATATTCTTGATAGTCTTTATCGAAAAACTCTCAATATTGAATTCAATCTTTTTGGATGGGCTAGAACCATGTGTAAGTTTGGAGACTATCTTCTGTACCTAGATATAGATGAAGAACTCGGAGTTAGAAATGCAATTGGAATTCCTAATTCAGAAGTAGAAAGACTAGAAGGTTTAGATCCTGAGAATCCAAATTACGTCCAATACCAGTGGAATTCTGCGGGACTAACTTTGGAAAACTGGCAAGTTGCTCATTTTCGTATTCTCGGGAATGATAAGTATGCTCCGTATGGAACAAGCGTTTTGGAACCAGCGAGAAGAATTTGGCGTCAACTGATCCTTCTGGAAGATGCTATGATGGCATACAGAATTGTTAGAGCGCCAGAAAGAAGAGCTTTTTATATTGATGTTGGAAGTATACCGGCACAAGATGTTGAACAATTTATGCAAAAAGCAATGACTCAGATGAAACGTAACCAGGTTGTTGATTCAGGAACTGGTCGTGTTGACTTACGTTATAACCCGCTAAGTATAGAAGAAGACTATTTTATCCCTGTTCGAGGAGGTGAGACAGGTACAAGGATCGAAACAGTTGCAGGCGGATCTTATACTGGAGATATTGATGACGTCAAATATTTAAAAGATAAATTGTTTGCGGCACTTAAAATTCCGCAAGCATATCTTTTTAGAGGCGAAGGAGCAGAAGAAGACAAAACAACTCTTGCTCAAAAAGATATTCGCTTCGCAAGAACAATACAGAGGCTTCAAAGATCGGTTGTTTCAGAACTTGAGAAAATTGGCATTGTTCATTTGTTTACTTTAGGCTTTAGAAATGAGGATTTGATTTCTTTCAAACTTAGTTTAAATAATCCATCTAAAATTGCTGAACTTCAAGAGCTTGAAAACTGGAAAACAAAATTTGATACAGCTAATTCTGCTACAGAAGGATTTTTTAGTAAGCGATGGATTGCTAAGAATGTATTTAATCTTTCTGATGAGGAATTCCAGAGAAATCAGCGTGAACTATTTTATGATCGCAAATTTGAATCTGCTATTGAGGGTGTCGGAGAAGAGGCATCCGGAGAAGAAGCTGGCTTAGGAGGAGAACTCGGAGGAGAACTCGGAGGAGAATTAGGCGGCGAAGAGCTTGGAGGTGATGAACTCGGAGGAGAATTAGGCGGCGAAGAGCTTGGAGGTGAAGAGGAACTTGGCGGTACTGAGGATGCTGGCGCAGAAGCAGAGACAGCTCTTTTAACTCCTCCAGCTAAACGAGATGAAGATTGGTATAAAACTAAGAGAAGAAATGATGGAAAGACTACAACTTCTAAATCAAAAGGAAAGTGGTACACACCCGTTACTTATGATGGTAGAAAAAACACAGCTAGAAAGAGTAATATGAGATCTCAATTTGCTTATGAAACTGGCAAGAATACAAAGAGAAACGTATTTAAAGGAATGTCAGATATATTAGCATTAGGAAGAGGGTTAACTGAGGAAAAAGATACTACTTATAATGAGGAAGTGAAACTATTTGAAGTTAATCACCAAGTTAGAAGTTTGATTGCAGAATTGGAGTTAAAGGATGACGAAACTAAAACACAACAAGAAGCGTAATACGGCTTTTCTTTACGAGTCTTTAATAAGAGAATTAACAAAATCTATTATTAATAAAGATGATGAAAGAAAAGACAAGATTATTTCAGTCATTAAAGAGCACTTTAGTGAGGATACTCTTCTTTATCGTGAATTAAAACTTTATGGCGCTTTAAACGAGACATATAGTCTGTCACCAAATATGGCAGAGAAATTAATTTTTGAAGTTAAAAAAGAACACTCTATTATTGATAAGAAGAAATTGTTCGTTGAGCAAACTAAGTTAATTAATAAAATTAATAAAGTGATATCAAAATCGATTTTTTCAAATTTCGTGCCAAACTATAAAGATTTGGCAACAATTTATCAAGTTTTTAATACTAGCTCAATTAAGAAGAAAGTTCTGCTCGAGCAAAACATATTTGGAAAATTAACTTATAGAAATAAAAGTGATGACACAAATATGAAAACCATGGATACTTTGGTTTATAAGTCTTTTGTCAAGAGATTTAACGGCAAATATTCAGAAAAACTATTAGAAGAACAGAAGGAGCTTTTGAACAAATACATAACTTCCTTCTTGGATAATGGTATAGAACTAAAAGTTTATTTGAATGAGGAAATAGTTAGACTTAAAGAAAACGTTTCTGATGCTTTAAGTTTAAAAGAGATTAAAGAAGACTCAGATATGCTAATGAAAACGAAAGAAGTCATGAATATCCTTGAAAACTTTAAAAAAGAAAAAATTGATAAAGTTTTAATAAACAAAGTTTTGAAAATCCAAAATTTAGTAAAAGAGATTAAAAGTTAATAATGCCCATTACTATTAAAATAAACAAGTTAGGCCCTGATCAGGAACCTATACAAGAAACTATCAGTTTAAACGCCAGAAAAAGTCTAGATGGCAATATAATGATTTTCGATCACAAAGAAATAGATATTGTTGTTATGCCAAAGGCTCAAAAAGTCTTGGCACTAGCCAAAGACAATTTTTCAGATCAAGTATATGATGCTCAAGAAAGATTATTTTCTTTTCTAAGGAAACAAGGAATTGTAGAGATTGCAAATATCCAGGGCGGTAATGTTTATGGTTCACTAGAAGCCAAACTTGCTACACCGATTAATGAAAAGGTAAGTGCTGTAGAATCTGCATTATATAATATATCGAAATATCTAAAAGAAGAAGAAGAATTTTATATGATGTATGAGTACGACGAAGAGGAAGAGATGGAACAATTAACAGATCCAAGCTCAGAGGACTCGACAGAACTAGGAGAAGTTCCACATGAAGAAAGAAAAGGATCTCTTATCCCTGGTTACATTCGCGGGCCATATGGCATGACATCATTTTATAGGTATTAAAGTGGGGTTATTGTACTTTATTCTTTGCGCCTATGGTTTAACGCAAATTTTGGTGTATGGTTCAGTATTCAACAAAATAAGGCCGGAACATCATTTCTTTCATTGTCCCATGTGTGTGGGGTTTTGGGTTGGTGTATTTTTAGTTGGCGTAAACAGGTATACAGAACTATTTATATTTGATAATAATATTGTTAATTATTTTTTGCTGGGATGCTTAAGTTCTGGCACATCTTATATTTTATGCACATTATTTGGAGATAACGGAGTTAAATATGAACACAGATATTTGGACAGCTAAGTGGAGATTGCAACCAGTGAGGCGTTGCTGTAAAGGATCGTGAATATGTCAAAATTATTGCTAAGAGAGTACTATGAACTTTGTGAAGGTGGCGTTTGCCAAGACTTCTTAACTGAAGCTGAAAAGAAAATGGTTAAAGAAGGTCATGTGTTCCTTAGTGGTATTATGCAAAGAGCTGACACAAGAAATGGCAATGGTCGTATTTATCCCGGCGCCATTCTTGAAAGAGAGATGAACAATTACTCAAAACTTGTAAAAGAAAGGCGAGCATTGGGCGAATTAGATCATCCAGATGATTCAGTCATTAATTTAAAGAACGCTTCTCATCTTGTAACTGATATTTGGTGGGACCAAGGCGCCGTTATGGGGAAAATTCAAGTTCTTAATACTCCTTCTGGCCAAGTATTAAAAGAACTTGTAAACGCTGGAGTAAAACTTGGCATTTCTTCGAGAGGGATGGGCTCAGTTCACGAATCTGAAGGAAATACAATGGTTGAAGATGACTTTCAATTGATTTGCTTTGATATGGTTTCAGAACCTTCAACAACCGGTGCTTATATGACACCAAGACAGCTTCAAGAAAATATTGCAAAAGATGTTTTCACAAAAGCTGATAGGATTAATAGAGTATTAAACAATATACTGAGGAAAACTTAGAAATGAAGAACGATAAGCCTGGAAGAGACCTGAAAGAATCCATCAAAGAAGAAATCGAATCTTTTTTTGAGGAAAAAAGGGTTTTAGAAGAGGAAGCTAAAGAGCTTCAAGAAATGCTTGACGAATATGATGCCTTTATTGTAGAAGTAGGACGAATGCAGAAGAATACGCTTGAGGAAGCTGAACTTCAAGAAATTTCTCCATCATTTTACGGAAAAAAGAAATGGGCTCAACTAGCTGATGAGCCTGACGAACCAGAAGCTGCCGGCAAAGCTGAGCCCGGCGCTATTACAAAAGCAGTAGGATGGGCAGGAGAAAAAATGGCGCAAAGAGCGGCTAAAAAGGCAGGAAAAGAAGCTGAAAAGCAAAGCGCCGCCCGCGAGAAGGCGAAAGCAAAGGCAGGCCCAGATTGTGGAGGCGCCCAACGTGAAGAAGAATTAAAATTAGCCGCAGAAAAAGCTCGTAGCCTCTGGACTAAGTTTAAACATTTCATGTCTCGGAATATGGTGACCGGCGGCTCCTTGGAAAAAGGTGGTAAAATTATTGGTAGAGAGAAGATAGCATCTCAGGCTGGTGAACAGATGAGAAAAATTATGAAAAATACCACCAATGTAACATTTCAAGAGTTTGTCAAGCAAATAGATAATTGTTACCCAGATTTTCCAAACATGCCAGACAATGACAACTTTATGGAAGCCATAGAAACTATAAGAATGTCTTATGACTCAGTTAAAGCTGCAGCCGCAAAATATAAACCGGGTGTACCACCAGATAAACAGCCGGAAGGATATTTGGATCCTCATAGCGCACAAATGGTTGTTCAATCTATGCGCAAATATGTGGATCATGTACTTAATTATAAATTAGCAGACACATACAAGCACCTTAAAGAAAATATGGAATATTGCTCTGAAGAAGAAATATCGGAAGCTCAAGAGTTAATTGATAAAATCCTTCTTGAGGTGAGCGAGAAAGACGTTGCAGCAGCATATGGTACGGAAGGAGAAGAATGGGACACGGAAGACCCAGACGCAGAAACAGAAGGTGAGGAAGAAGGCCCTCTTTCTGGTGAATATATGGCAAAAGGCGGTGTACAGAAAGGCCTAGAAAGTCATGTTTTGCCAACTGTTTTAGGTATGTTAGGCGGCTCTTTCACTATGGGGCATTTTATTGCAGCTGCAGCTTTAAAGGATGCGGCGAAGTGGTTCCCATTAGATGCTGCAGATAGAGCTACGTTTGAAAATGATATTGAAATTGGTTTTGAAGAAGGAATAGGTCCAGAGCTTGCAGCATGGGAAGCCGATCCTGAAGGTTACATGCGCGCAATGGCTAAACGCGCCGGCACCGAGGATTGGCGAGATTTGGCCGGGAATATCGATAAAATTGTAAACGAAGACCCGCGCGTTAATTCTCCAGCTGATATTTTTAGAATGTGGGCGTCATCCGATCCTAGGCATAGCGAAAAAGATATTATTAACGCCATAATAGCACAAGAGACAAATTATGAATGGTCCAAACAGGGTGGCCATCCAAGTATTTGGAATCGAAGCGGAGCAATAACTGATAAAGACTATTTGAAACTGGCCGATACAGTAGCAGAAAAGCACGGCCTTGAGCCTGGAGCGGGAAGCGATCTTCTCGGTGCTGTTGTGGGTACCGGTAAGCCTTCAGGCTTCCCTGGCGGCATCAAAATGGAGTTTACGAACCCGAATGGAGATCTTCCCCCGGGCAGCGGCGGAGGCGCCACACGCGGCCCGTATGGGATGTATCCTTCACCTAACCAACCAAATTCTGCTGGTTTAAACCCGGGTTCCTCCGAATCAGTTAACCAGCTTTGGAAAGATTTCGACGCAGCTGCAGGAGCAAATGCTGATAAATTTGCCAATATGAGTCCTGAAGCTTATGAAGCTTATGCATCTAAAAAACAATCTGTAAATGCAATTCAAGGATTATTGAGTTTGCCCAATGGAACTTTGATTGCTCTAGCAACAAAAACAATAGTACCGATAATAGTTTTGGTAGCTACTAGAAGGTTTGTTGTCCAGGCCGGCGGAAAAGCGGTTGCCATGGCAGGCCTAGGAGTTAACCCACTGCTTATGTATGCCGGCATCGCAGGTATCGCTTCAGGCCTCGGCGTCGCAGCCGCTCGAGCAAAGGGTCGAAAATCATCTAGAGCGAAACAACTCATGGATTTCCAAGCTTACCTAAAAGATATTCCTGTTCCGGAGGGTCTCGAGGTAGAACTTTGTCCAGATGGAATAACAGTGAAAGATGTGGAAAAGTGGCCAGAGACAAACGGTTGCCCACCAGAAGACATTAAAGATCCAGGTACTATAATGCAACCCACAATAATAAGTCTTGATAATGATAGGGTGAAATATTGGCATAGTACTGCGAAACAATCAGGTGCGATTGCGAAGCACGCGATGAAATTCAAAAGAATACAAGATCAGGTAATTATCGGGAGGACCTCTAAAGAAACATCGGACGCGCTCGACCGCGCTCTTGGGGGCTCTAAGGGATCTCCCGGTATCGAAGAACAGGAGTTTCGAGGACCGGTCCAAACGACCGCGCTTCCAAAAGCAGCCAAAGGAGGCAAAGGATCCGGGCGGAAAAACACCGGCCTTCCGGGCGGAAAGCACAAAAGTTACGACGCCATCGTAAAAGCCGCTCAATATGGCGAACGCCGCGTCCTACCATTTTTTGTAATCGATGCCAGTATTTATGGCGATGTAGCGGAAGTTTTTGCCACTAATGCGCCCAAGCTAAAGAAGGTTGGCGAAAATGAAAGTCTTGTGAAAAAAATTGCCACAGTGTTGTTGGGGACTATGGTCAAAAACAAGAAAAAAGTTACAGCCGAAGAAACTTTGAAAGTCATTGCAGCAGTATATAAAGGTGAACTTGGCGACGCGGCCACATCTCCTGCCGCTCTAGAACTTTTTAAAGAAATAGCTATTAAGTTTCAAGCTATCGGTGTAGTTGAAAGTGATGAATTTCCCGAGACGAAGCCACCACCAGTTCCAGCAGGAGCTGGCGGCGAGGCTCCGCTTTCTCCTGAAAAGAAGCCAGGTGCAACTCCTGCAGGGGATCCAAAACAATTAGAGCTTCCACTTCAAGAGTCCAAAACATTTGATCGCTGGAAAAAGATGGCTGGAATTTTAAAAGGTTAAGTAATGAAAAAAACAGATCTTAAAAAAGTGCTAAAACCACTTATTAAAGAATGCGTAAAAGAAACTCTTTTCGAAGAAGGCATTTTATCTAGTGTCATCGCAGAAGTTGTAAAGGGACTTGGAACAACACAACAATTAGTTGTTGAGCAGGAACAAAATAACGAAGATGAGATTAAAAAAATGCAGTTGCAAGAGAGACAAAAGAGATCTCAAAAGATAAATGAGACAAGAAAAAAGATGTTAGATGCCATTGGCAAAAGCTCTTATAATGGAGTCGATTTGTTCGAAGGTACAGCTCCAATAGCAAGTGCCGGCAACCCAGGCGAGTCGACTTCGCCACAAGGTGCTCTTACTGGCGTCGACCCGGGAGATCCTGGAGTTGACATATCAGGTCTTATGAAAAATGCCGGTGTATGGAAAACACTAGCGAAAGGATAAGAAAAATGAAATCAATCAATGTAGAAACAGTTGTTAGAAAAGGCGAAAATATCGAAAGAGCGATAAAAAGATTTACAAAAAAGGTGAAGAAAGAAACTATTATAGAAGATACTAGAGAAAGACAATATTATGAAAAGCCATCTGAAATTAAAAGACGGCTCAAAAAGAGAAGAAAAGCTACTCTAGACAAGTTGAAAGCGAAACAAGAAACTAATTAGTAAAAGAACTGCGACTAGGAGAAAAATATGCCACATAATTATCAATCAGGGTTAGGAAATTCAGCTGCCTATATGGTTTCTGGTCAACCATTCATAACCGGGTCATCGGATGTTGGTAAGCATCAAGAAGTTAAAGTTGAGTTTCCAAGAGTGACAAACAACTTTACAATTGTCGCTTCCGGTTCAGGTGCCACCCCAAAAATAAGAGTACATTTTAATTCTACTAGTTCTGCTGCAACAATTGGAAACCATGGGTTTGTTCACGGACCAGGTTCAGCAAATGTTATTAAGGCTCATCATTATATTCAATTAGATGGCGATGAAGAATCGATGAACTTTCCCGTTAAATGCAAAGAAGTTTACATTACTGCTTTAAACGATGGTTCTGGCTTCCAGTTGTTTGCATCGCTAACCGGCATTGATGCTGGTTCAATGTATGATCTTACAGGATCTGGTCTAACAACTGATCTTGATAATGGAACAACTTAATTTAAGGAGAATGTGTTAATATGCCTAGTAATTTTGGTTCAAGTGGAGGATCATTCGAATCCAGTCCGGTCGATCAGCCAATCGATACTTCCGGAGTAGTCTCTGGTTCAGGCGGTCTTGAAATCGCAGGAGCTGTTCACTTTAGTAATACTTTGGGTGTTAGCGGGTCTCTAACCGGTTCTACTATAACAACTACTGGCTCAATATATATACAAGATGGCGATCTTAATATTAGAACTAATAGTACTACCGATTCACATGCTGCGGACATTAATTTCTATAAAAGTGGACATAATACTGACGGCGGACATACTGTAGTTGCAGCCGATGAACGTTTGGCAAATATCGCATTTCATGGTTCTGATGGAACAGATTTTGCAGAAGCTGCAAAAATTTATGTTGAAGTAGATGGAACACCTGGAAATAATGATATGCCAGGACGGTTGGTTTTTGCGGTTACTGATGATGGCCAGCAGTATGTGGCCGAGGCTGCGAGAATCGACAAAACAGGCAGTTTTGTTATTGGGCAAGAGTACGCTGCAGGGGCACTGGGTATTAATGTGTCTCCTTATTCAGGATCAAATTTTGGTGAAGGCCAAAAATATCCAACAATACATGCTAGTGGAGGTTTTGGAAGTCTTATTGTTTATGATCGTCAAATTAACGTTGGCAGCATGTTCGATGATCGTCAATACAATCCAAATTCAAATTATGCAGGATCGCAAACTGGCCATGTAAGTGAAATGGTCATTCGCCCCTCTGGCAGTACTAGATCCACTCTTGTTGGAGCAACAAACGAAACTCCGGTGGATCTAGCCCTTATGGCACACACTAATAGTCTCGGATACCACGGCAACATTCAGTTTTATACGAGCCCGGGCTCAGATCTTCCTTTCGCCACTATGACTCACAACCTTGCCCATGGGCAATCATGTCTCTTCTTAAGTCAATCTGCAGGATACAAACAAATTGTTTCTGGATCGGGAATGCATGGCGTTTCTTTGGATGTCAACGGAACGACCGTTCTGTCTGGAGGCTACGGCAGGGCTCTAGTAGCCAATGTCCTAGACGTCTACGCCGCTGCTAGTTTTTATAATTGGGGCGGCGCCGCTGGGAATAAAGGTATAGAAATAGCAGCTGGAAAAGGATCATCAATTTCGCAGGGTGATTGCAAATACATAGAGTTCTACAGTGGTTGGTTCGCCGCCCATGGAGGGATTCAGAACGGATCTACAGCTGCAAATCCTGAATTTTTTAATGGTTCAGATCGCAGAATTAAACGTGATATTGCGCCAACACAAGTTAATGGGTTAGAGATAATTAATAACTTAGAGTTGATTGAGTTCAAGTGGGAGCCTAAATTCAGTACATATCAAGAAACAAACAAAATTGGTTTTCTTGCCCAAAATTGTGAAAACGTATATCCAGAAATGGTTTCTGAAAATGAACATAAAGATTATGATTTTGATATAAAGAATGTGATGAAAGGAGAGCTTATACCAGTGTTGGTTAAAGCTATGCAAGAACAGCAAAAAATCATTGAAGATCTACAAGCAAGACTTGAGAAATTGGAATAATAATATAAAATGTCATTTACTGTTAAAACAAACTATTTATTTATGCATATTTCCCTAGGAGTAAACTAAATGTCCGATATGTTAGAAAAGGCAATTGTTGATGCCGAAGCTTTAAAAGAAGCTGCTTTAAAAAACGCAGAAGCAGCGATTGTTGAGAAGTATTCTCATGAGATTAAAGAGGCTGTTAGTTCTCTACTAGAGCAACCTGAAGAAGATCCTTTTGCAGAGGAGGAAATGGGCGGCATGGAAGATCTCGGCGCCGAAGGCGAGGAGCCTACCGAAGAAGAAGCCCCCGACATGCCAGATGCGGCTACAGAAGGGGGCGATTTATGCCCTTGTCCTGAATCTGGAGAGGTGGTAGATATCAATTTGACAAAATTAGCAGAAGAACTTGAAGGTGAAGATATGAATCCTGATGAATTAATCGATAGAGAAGAACTGGCTGATGAATTAGCCGAAGAAGTTGAAGACGATTCTGAAGAAGGCACCGAAATCGATTTAAGCGAAGAAGAATTAAATGACATTTTGGAAGCTTTAACAGTTGATATTAAACAGGTCCCATCCGGTGTTCCAGGCGGTGGTTCCAACAGCATTAGAAATAAAGAAAATGCAGATATTGCTCTCGCGCAAGAAGCTGAAGAGGAAGAATTGGAAGAAGAAGAAAATCCGCTTCCAATGGCACGAGAAAAAGAATATCAAAAAAGAGTTGAATCTTTAGCTTCAAAAAATAATAAACTTTTAGAGAAAAATGAAAAATATAAGAATTTGCTTATGCAGTTGAAGGATAAACTTGAAGAAGTCAATCTTTCAAATGCTAAGCTTTTGTACACGAATCGTGTTTTGGGTAGCACCTCCCTGAATGAGCGACAAAGAAAGAAAATTGTCGAAGCTCTGTCTAAGGCTGATTCGGTTGAAGAAGCGAAAGTTATTTATGAAACACTTCAAAGCGCTGTGGGTGTCTTGCGTAAGCGAGCACCAAAATCACTAAGCGAAGCAGTTCAGCGCTCTTCAACAACTTTGCCTCGTCGTAATAGCGAGACAAAGAAAGCGGATCCAGTTAAAGATCGTTGGAAGACTTTAGCTGGTCTATCTTAAAAACAGTTTAAAAGGAGGAAAAATTATGTCTGTTTTAGAAACCCTTACTGAGGGTATTGTTAATAGGGACCTCCAGAAAGAAGGTGCTACTCTGCTTGAGAAGTGGGAAAGAACCGGACTTCTAGAAGGTCTTACTGAGGACTCCACGCGTAATGGCATGGCTCGTCTTCTTGAAAACCAGGCCAAGGAGCTTCTTCGCGAAGCTTCTACTATGGGCGCTGGTGGTGACGTGGAAGGCTTTGCAGCCGTCGCGTTTCCGATTGTCCGCCGAGTTTTTGGTGGGCTCATTGCTAATGATCTTGTATCTGTGCAACCAATGAGTCTCCCGTCTGGACTCATTTTCTTTCTAGACTTTCAGTTTAATAAAAATCGTCTAGATCTCGTAGCTAACGAGTCACTTTTTGGCGGCGGTAAAGTTGGTCAGCAAATCACTGGGGGTATGAACCTTGATGATGAGAACGCTGAAGATGGCTTTTATTCCTTGAATAATGGTTATTCTTCCCCAACTGGTAGTGCGTCTAGTGTAGTAGTGACGGTTGTTGCTTCTGGTACCGCTGGAATTGGCGAGGCAACGTCAAATTCGGGTCTAGCTTCCACCCAGGAAGACATTAGTGCCACTTATACTGCTCTTGCTGATAAGCTGGTACAGTTTGATCCAGATCTTTCTGGCTCTTCATATGTAGCGGCAACAGTTCCGCTCTCGTCCTTGGTAGATAGCACCAATAGTACCAGAATCAATAAGCACAATCTTGTTGCGCTTAGTGCTTCTGATTATGAGCCTGGAGCTACCAAATCTGGCTATCTGGTACGTCGTTTGACGCGTCTTGATCCTACTCAAACAGCAGGAGAAGAGACGAAGGTGCTTATTATCTTTGCCAATAGTGGTTCTACCGTAACTGAGGCAGCTGGAGCGATTCCAGTGGCCTCCGCCGGTTCTATCGCTAACGTGTCAAGCTCAGTTGGCTATACACACAACTTCTCTTTCCCGATTGTTGACAACTTCGAGGGAACTGTTGCTGCTTCCGCTGGAAACACAATTGGTTCTATCGTTGGTCAAGATCAATGGGGACTTGAAGCTGATGCTGAAATCCCTGAGATTGACATCAAGGTCGATAGCGTGTCCGTGACGGCGATGACCAAGAAACTGAAGGCCAAATGGTCTCCGGAACTCGGTCAGGACCTTAATGCGTATCACAACCTCGATGCAGAGGTTGAGCTTACTGGTATCCTTTCAGAGCAGATTGCTCTTGAAATTGATCGCGAGATTCTTGAGGATCTTGTGAAGGGTGCTACTGCTGGTACGTACTATTGGTCACGCCATGCTGGTAAGTTTGTTGCCCGCTTGACCGGTAAAGAAGTAGGCGCTGCTACTGCAGCACCTGATTTCACCGGTACTGTGTCTGAATGGTATGAGACTCTTGTCGAGACCATTAACGATGTGTCTGCTCAGATCCATCGTAAGACGCTTCGCGGTGGGGCTAACTTTATCGTAGTGAGTCCCGAGGTTGCTAATATTCTTGAATTCACAGCTGGCTTCCGCGCCGATGTAACAGGTGATGCTGACAGAGGTACGGTTGGTACTGTCAAGACTGGTAGCCTTAGCAAGAAGTGGGACGTATACGTTGATCCTTACTTTACTAGGAATCTTGTTCTTGTTGGACGCAAGGGCGGATCATTCCTTGAAAGTGGGTATGTGTATGCTCCATATGTACCACTTCAAGTCACTCCTACAATCTTCGGTGTAGAAGACTTCGTGCCCCGCAAGGGTGTCATGACGCGTTACGCCAAGAAGATGGTTCGTGCAGATATGTACGGTCTTGTTGTTGTGACTGATCTAGTCTAAAATAACTTTTTTCGAAAAGTTAGACTAATCTAAGCCCCGGGGTTCGCCCCGGGGCTTTTTTATATAAGAATAATTCATATCAAGGGTTTTACTTTGGTGCGAAACTATTTAGTGTGTAGGAGAATCTAATGAATGGCAGTCCCAACTTTAACCCCATCAAGTACGACAAGCGCAGTAAGGCTTCCAGCCACTGGTACTGCCGGTCACGTAGCTTCAGTAGTGCCTTTTGGCATGTACACCGGTTCTGCTGAATTTCTACAAGGCGCAGCTGCCCAAGTCGCATATACTTATAAAAAATTAGGTGGAGATGTATTAGATATTGAATTATCATCTTCAAACGTATATGCTGCATATGAAGAATCTGTTTTAGAGTATTCTTATATTGTTAATATACACCAAACAAAGAATGTTCTAGGAAGTGTATTAGGAGATACAACAGGGTCTTTTGATTATCGTGGGCAATTAAAAAACAACTCAACTCTTTCTTCTAGTTTATCCTCTGGACAAGTAGAAGATGGAGAGTTTGTACATGCAGGGGCGGGAGCAGCATTAAAATATCCTAGATTTAGACTCTCATACGAGAAACGAGTTGGTCATGGAGTTGGGAACGAGATTGGACTAGGAGGAGATAAGTTTGAATATTCAGCTTCATTTTCTACTCTCAATGGTCAACAAGATTATGATTTGCAGGCTATTATATATTCTGCATCAGTCGATTCTGACAATTCTTATTTCCCATTTTACAATAAGGCAGACAAAAGAAAACTTACAGTTAGACAAGTTTATTATAAAACACCGCATGCAATGTGGAGGTTTTATGGCTACTATGGTGGTCTAAATACAATTGGCAATCTACAAACTTATGGCCAATGGGCAGATGATTCACAGTTTCAAATTGTCCCAGTGTGGCAAAACAAACTACAGTCTAAAGCTTTTGAAAGTGCAATATATACAAGAAATTCACACTATTCTTATGAAATAAAAAACAATCAACTTAGACTTTTCCCACCTTCAGCCGTTGTAGGACCTACTAAAATATGGGTTAAGTTCACAATAGATGAAGATGCGTGGGGTGATGCAGATCATGATAGAACTATTGGCACTGATGGTATTAATAATATGAACACGGTACCGTTTGCTAATATTCCATATTCTAGTATTAATTCTATTGGTAAACAATGGATTCGCAGATTTGCCCTATCTATAACAAAAGAAATGTTGGCTCAAGTTAGAGGAAAGTTTCAGACTATTCCGATACCAGGGGAGTCTGTAACATTAAACGCGAGTGATTTGTTGTCGCAAGCAAAAGAAGAACAAGAAAAGTTAAGGGAGGAGCTGAAGACTACGCTTGATGAGTTAACCTATAGCAAGCTAGCAGAGGCAGATGCTGCTATTCTGGAGTCAACAAGAAACGTTCAGCAGAAAATTCCAATGACAATATTTGTAGGATAAATTTAGAAAATGGCTCACGAAGAAAATAAATGGTCTCAACCAACGCAGCCTCCTCCACCATTATTTGTTGGAAAGAAAGAGCGCAATTTGGTAAAGCAGGTTAATGATGAGTTGATCGAGAGAGTTATAGGCCAACAAGTTTTGTACTATCCCATAAGTATAGAACACACTAATTTTCATTCATTATATGGAGAAGCAATTGACAAAACATTTTTACCTCCAGTAAGAGTTTATGCTCTAGTAGAATGGGAAAACTTAGAAACATCTTGGATGCCTAGCGTTGGTGTTGATAAACAAAGTTCAATAATCGTTCATTTTCATAAGAGAAGATTGACCGAGGACCAAAATTTATTTGTGAGAGAGGGAGATTTTGTTCTATATGGCGAGATTTATTATGAGATTGTTTCTTTGAACGAGCCAAAACAACTATTTGGCCAAATTAACAATAGAATGGAAATAACTGCTAAATGCATACGCGCTCGACAGGGGCTTTTCTAATGCCAACTAGACATAAACATACAGGTATTGAAGATCCTAACATAGTTGAAGAAAGGATAATTACACCATCTACTCTAGAAACTATTGATACGGCGATGTACGAGCATATTGATAAAAATTTAAATATATATGCCACAACAAACAAAGGCTGGAAAAAAACAGAAGTAATTTGGGTAGCGTCAGAAAGAGTACATCAGACAAAAAATAGATCAGAAATAAGGAGTATGTCTGGTTCTATTATATTGCCAGTGATTACTGTGGAGAGAGCTTCTGTAGTTAAGGACCCATCTAGAAAGGGTATTTTTTACGGACATGTCCCTCCAGTTTCTGATGAGAAAGGCGGTTCAATAACAATTGCTAAAAGAATAAACCAAGACAAAACAAAGAACTTTGCTAACGCGGATGCGTTCAGAACAAAAGGGCAAAATACTTTTCCTACGAAAAATAAGAAAGTTGTTTACCAATCAATTTCAATACCAATGCCTGTTTATGTTGACATAACTTATACTGTTACATTGAGAACAGAATATCAGCAGCAAATGAATGAGATGGTTACTCCTTTTATTACGAAAACTGGAGGCATAAATTATTTTCTTCTTAAGAAAGATGACCACAGATATGAAAGTTTTATACAACAAGACTTCACGCAGGATAATAATATATCTTCCATGGATACTGATGAAAGAATGTATCAGACAAAAGTTGACATTAAGGTATTAGGCTATCTTATCGGAGAAGGCAAGAATCAAGAGCAACCAAAAGTGGTTATAAGAGAAAATGCAGTAGAGGTCAAAATGCCCAGAGAACGAGTTATTATGGGAGATATTCCAGAGCATGTTGACAAGCGTGGATTTTATCGAGATTAAGATGGATTTTCAGTCTTCCACAAACTATTTATTAGAGAATTCACTTTACATTTGTGTCCTAGAGGAGAGCATAAAACATGACAGCTAAGAAATTTAAGTTCGTTTCACCAGGCGTCTTTATTGACGAGATTGATAACACACGACGTACAAATATCGGAGGCGATATTGGTCCAGTCGTTATTGGGCGGTTACAACGCGGCCCCGCATTGCGCCCAGTACAGGTAAATTCATTTTCAGAATTTGTTGAAATTTTTGGAGAGCCAGTCCCGGGAGGAGAAGGCGGAGATGTTTGGAGGGATGGAAACAAAACTGCACCCACATATGCTGCATATGCTGCACAAGCCTGGTTAAGAAACAACGCTCCGTTAAATGTTGTGAGACTACTCGGCGTACAGGATTCTTCACCGACAAGCACCGGTTACGCTGGGTGGAACATGGGCACAGTTGCTACAGATAAGACAGTTGGTACCAACAATGGTGCATATGGCTTGTTTCTTTTCGACTCCTGGTCACATCCTTTAAGCGGTGCTGCGGCGAATGCAGCGACTGGTCATTCAACTGGTTCCTTGGTCGCGGTTTGGTATTTGAATGACCAAGCAAGCATTCAACTTTCGGGTACTTCACCTTTCAGTGGCTCAATAGCAAACACAGGAAGTGGAGTGATGATCGGCACGGGCTCCAACGGCAATGATGAGTTTACTGCCCTTATTAGAAGCGGCTCCGCCAAACACGCGGATGTCGGAGAAAAAATTACATTTAATTTCAATAGAGACAGTGAAAGATATATTAGAAAAGTGTTCAATACAAATCCAACACTTATCAATGATAATATTACAACAAGCACAAAAGGATATTTCCTAGGAGAGACATTCGATCAACACAGAGAAGAATTATTTGCTTCTGGTTTGACTAGTGAAGGTGTCATTTTAGGATTAGCTTCCAGAGATTCTGAACATCAATGGGCAAACCACCAGCAAGCAAATGCTAATGGCGAAACAGGCTGGTTCATTTCACAAGATTTGGGTGATGCTGCTTCATATCAGCCTGAAAACATGCAAAAGCTTTTTAGGCTCAAGGGTCTCGAAGGTGGAGAATGGCTTCAGAATAACCTCAAAATTTCAATTCAAGATATCAAGCCTGCTACAAGTAATGCCAGTCAATACGGTTCATTCACGGTCGCTATTCGAAAGTTAGAAGACAACGATAATGCACCAAAATTTGTTGAGGTATTTTCAAATTGTAACTTGAATCCTAATTCTCCCAGTTATGTTGCTAGAAAGATTGGTAATCAATATAGAGAATGGGATACTGACGATAGAAGATGGAAAAGATATGGTGCCTATCCCAACATGTCTAAATTTGTTTATGTCGATATGAATACAGATGTAGATCGCGCTGCAACAGATCCGTCATTTATTCCAGTTGGAGTTTATGGCCATAAGAGAGCGTTGTCATCCGGTAATCTTAGTGGTACTGCAGCAGGCGCAGCCACGGGACAGATAGCAGCAACTGCTATCGCAACTACACATAATAATTTTGGCACTATATTTGCTAAAGGCGCCGCCGATCACATTCTTATGTCGGGAACCATCGGCGCCGGCAACGAAGCCGGCGGAGCGACAAATGCCGCAGCCGCTTCAATTTGGATCTATAACTTAACCGGCGCAGTCAGTTTCGCCGGCGACGCCACGCTGAAGTGGGATCCCAATCCTGGGGTACATTGGACAGGATCAATTACCTTCCCCAAAGCAAAATTACGTCATAGCGGTCTCGAAGGCGGTCTGTCTTCACCGAGGCAGGCCTATTGGGGAGTCGACACAAATCAGAGTGGAACAACTGTCTTCGACCAAAGCATAAAGGATGTTATTAGAGCACTTCCAGGCGCGATGGCCACCAGTAATGCGACATATCTTGAAGATGCATTTGTTTTCACTCTTGAAGACTTAAGTGGTAGTTCCACTCATACTACCCACGGTGCGCATTATATCTCAGGCAGTCGCACAGCTGAAACATCTATTACTGCTAAAAACGATCTCAGCACTCTTCTTGAAACTAATCGCTTCAACAGGTTTACCACGTTGTTTGCTCATGGTTTCGATGGTTTAGATATTACAGAAAAGGAACCGTTCAGAAATTCTGGACTGGATAGCAAAACTGAATCTAACAGTTATGCATTTCACACAGTACATCGCGCTGTCGACACGCTCAGGGATCCTGAAGTTGTTGAATTCAATTTGGCGACAATGCCTGGTATCACAAACACTTCTCTTACAGAGCATTTGATGCTTACATGTGAGAACAGAGGCGATGCATTGGCAATTATTGATATAGAAAAGGATCACATTGCCGATTCAGAGGGTACCGCTGCAGAAAATACTCGACGCGGAAACGTCGACCAAGCCGTGACAGAGATGAAAAAAAGAAATTTGAACACCAGTTACGGTTGCGCTTACTATCCATGGGTACAGGTCAGAGATTCTCTTTCAAGTGCCATCTTGTGGATGCCGCCTTCTGTTGTCGCCCTGGGCGTTATGTCCTTCAGCGAGGCAGAGAGAGAATTATGGTTTGCTCCTGCTGGTTTCACAAGAGGCGGCTTATCTATGGGAGCTTCTGGCCTCAATGTTGTCGGAGTACGTCAACAACTTACTTCGCAAGATAGAGATAGGCTTTATTCTGCAAACGTCAATCCAATTGCTTCATTCCCAGCGGAAGGCATTGTGATATTTGGACAGAAGACACTTCAAGTCACTCCGTCAGCTTTGGATAGAATTAATGTTCGTAGATTGTTGATTCATACCAAGAAACAAGTTTCCAGAATTGCTGCGACAACACTGTTCGAGCAGAATGTTCGCTCAACTTGGAATAAGTTTAGCGCACAGGTTGAATCCTTCCTTAATGATATTAAAGCTGGATTTGGTCTTACTGATTACAAGGTAGTACTTGATGAAACTACAACGACGCCAGAAATGGTTGATAGAAATATTCTATACGCTAAGGTGTTCTTGAAGCCTGCAAGAGCTATTGAGTTCATTGCTCTTGATTTCATTATTACTGATACTGGAGCCTCATTTGACGATTAAAAAAATTATTTTTTAATCATTTCACTACTTATATTATAGAGGGAGAATAATAAGAAAATGGCAGAAAAATTTTGGGCAAATAGTGCTTTAGAACCAAAAAGAAAACATAGATGGCTCTTGTATTTAGGGGGTTTGGACATTCCCGTTTATGTTGTAAAGACAGTAGGCAAACCTTCGTTCTCAGTCAACGCAGCAGAACATATGTTTTTTGGACATAAGTTTTATTATCCCGGTATCGTTACTTGGGATCCTGTTGATGTAACTTTAGTTGATCCAATCGACCCTTATGTAGGAAAAGAATTATATAAGGCTCTGACCAGAGGTGGATATAAAACTCCCGATAACACTACTGGCGGCGCCGCATTTACCTTGTCAAAGGCAAACGCTACCAATGTTTTGCAGGGTCAAGTTAGACTGGAACAGCTAGGTCCAGAAAATGAAGAAATTGAGACTTTTAAACTTTGGAATCCGTGGGTACAATCTGTTAAGTACGGAGATTTAGATTATACTAGTGATGATATGGTAGAACTTACCTTAACATTACAGTATGACTATGCTACAATACACTAAAAGAAGAGGTATAAATGTCAGCTAGAAATAATGAAGCGCGCCTCGGGGTCTCTAACCCCGATGCAGACGCTCCTATAGAACAACTAGACAAATCAGATGGTTTCTCCTTCGTGACGCCAACTGAATTTGTTGATTTACCAACGGGAGGAGCTTTTTATCCCGAAGGTCACCCATTACAAAATCAAGACTCAATTGAGATTCGTTACATGACAGCGAAAGACGAGGATATATTAACTTCTCAGACTCTTTTGAAAAAAGGAGTCGCCATTGATCGTCTTCTACAAAATGTAATAGTCGATAAGTCAGTTAGAGTCGACGACTTATATGTAGGAGATAAAAATGCATTGGTTGTCGCTGCCAGAATTACAGGTTATGGAGAAGATTATGACGTATCAATATCATGTCCTACCTGTGGAGAGCCAAATTCACATGTAGTTGATTTATCTGACTTAAAAATTAACAAACTCGATGAAACTCTGTTAGAGGACTTAAATGTTGAAAAGACACAGGGTGGCACATTTATTATTAATTTACCACGTTCTAAAGTTAATGTTGAAGTAAAATTATTAACAGGAAGAGATGAAAGAAACTTCTTGGTTTCAAGTGAAAATAAAAAGAAACATAATTTACCAGAATCTGTTTTGACAGACCAAATGAAGTTATTTATTACATCAGTGAATGGGGATGAGAAGAAGGATGTTGTTAGCTCTTTTGTAAATAACATGCCAGCATATGATTCCAGGTACTTAAGAAAGGTTTATTCAGAAATAACACCAAATGTTAAAATGGAGTGTGACTTCGTTTGCCCAGAATGCAACGCATCCTCGGCTATCGATGTTCCGTTTACAACTGCGTTTTTTTGGCCTAAGTGAAGAATACATAGGACAAGTCTATGAAATGTTCTTCTTTTTAAAATATCATGGTGGCTGGAGCTTTACTGAGGCATACAACTTGCCCGTTAAAATACGAAATTGGTTCGCCAAGAGACTTTTGAAACAAATTGAAAACGAACAGGCTCAAATGCAAAAGTCTCGTAAGCGTTAATTTATTTCAAATTTCGTTTTAGAGGACTATTTATAATATCAATTGAGGAGTGTATCAATGGATCTTCAAGATAAAGTATTGGATTTAAATGCTGCAAAAAATGGTCAATTAAACGAAGGATTATTATTGCATTATGGCGCCTTAATCAAACACGCTTTGGAAAGGTTATTTGCGCCAGGAATTTTTGGTAATACTTTAAGAGTTCGTGGAGAACGTTCTCAAATTGAAGCATTCATGAATGCACTCGGTTCAGAAAAAAAATACATGCAATCATACATGAAAAATGGTTTAAACGATCCTACGACTTTTTCTTCAAAGCACGCTTTAGATAGTGCAGTAAGAAAGTTTGAGGTTTCATCTGGCTTGAAATGGCCATTTAAATAGGAGATAATTTAAATGGCTAAAGAAGAAACTCCAGAACAAAGACTAAAAAGACAGCTTGAGGAGATAAAGCTCAAGGAACGTCTTGCAAACGCTACTATGAACCACGAAGCCGCCATGGCCAGCGAGGCTGTCGCGCTCGAGAGATACATAAATCAGTCGCGCGCCTATGGCGATGTCTCTGAAGAGAAGATACAACAATTAGAAAAAGAATTAAAGTTAAGATATGAATTGGTCAGCGCCGAGCATGACGCATTACAGGAACTCATCAACGGCACTCAGGCTCAAAAGGCAGATCTTGAAGCCAGATTAGAGCGCATTGATGCACTTGAAAAAGAAATAGGTCTATTACGAACCGGCGCTGGGGAGTTCGACAACTGGGCTAATAAAACTGCAGCACTAGCTGGAATTGGTATGAAGTTTACTCAAACCTGGTCAGGTGGTCTCTTCAATATAGGTTCAAAAATAAAGATAGTTCAGAAAGAATTTGCACTGATGAAGGCCCGAGGCGTCAAAACAGGCGATGCCGTCTCCAAAGCCATGGCAAGCATCGGTGATTCCATGGCGGGTTGGATGGTTGAATGGATGGAAACCATTATCAGTCAACAAGATCAGTTGACGGCTGGTTTTTATAAAGCTACACAAGCTAGCGACGAAATGGCAAGTTCAGCACTGAGAGCTAGCGAAGCCTTAAGGGCTCAAGGTCTCGGCATGGAAGCGAGTTACACAGCTATACAGGCTTTGATTACATCCTCAGTGGCATTTAAGAATTCTACTGGAGATTATCGAGATGAAATAATAGATACGGTTGCGAAACTTGAGATAGCAGGAGTAAGTGCAAACACTACAGCTGCAGCCTTTGACGTTTTTACTAAAGTTCTAGGCAAAAAAGGTACGGCAGAATTAAAGAAATTTGCAACGGTAGCAGAGACATTAGACGTTCCTCTGAATGAATTCTATTCAGAGTTTGTTACGGCTTCAAAACAACTAGCATCACGCGGCCCACAAATGGAGAAAGTGTTTATCAACTTACAAGCTCAAGTTCGAGCCACTGGCGCATCAATGGATACACTTTTGCAAGTGGCAAATAGGTTTGATACATTTGATAGTTCTGCCGAGGCTGTTGCAAGGCTAAATGGTATATTGGGTGGACCATATTTGAACAGTATTGAAATGGTCATGATGAAAGAGGACGAAAGAATAGAGGCAGTTAGAGCTAGCCTTAAGCAGTCCGGAACAGTGTTTAAAAACTTAGGTCATCATGCACAAATGAGTATTATGGCTGCAGCAGGAATCACTGACCAGGCAGAAGCGAATAAATTACTTGGTTCATCCGCATCAGAATATAAAAAGATACAAAAAGAAGCAGAAATAGCAGCAGAGAAAGAAAAGAATCTAGCTGAGATGACAGAGAAGGCAATGACGATGGCAAATGAAATCAAATTCGCCTTTATGTCACTCGTTATAGAAATGCAGCCGATGATTGAATCAGTGAAGAACGCCATCACTTCATTCACAGAATTTGTTCGCGGGATGGACGACGGCGCACAATCGACTTTCTTTTGGTCAATGATCATGGGCGGTCTGGCACTCAAATTTGCGGGTGTAATTTCAGGGGTGTGGAAGCTGTCCACTGTTATGGTCACCGCCCTCGCCCCAGCCTTCACTACGGTAGGCATCGCTATGAAACTTGCAGGCTTCGGCGTACTCTTGACCATTCTTGCGGGCGTAATTTGGGCCGTGACAGAGTTGGGCAAACTCTGGGGTTGGTGGGGAAATGAAGCTGAAGAAGCTGGTAAAAAAGCAAATGCATCTCTTAACTCTTTTGACTCTCTGGGCGCATCGGAGAAGGTATCAAAGAAACAGTTCGACGAGCGCTGGAAATCTATGCATGACGGAGGCCCTGTAGAAGAAGATGGTCTTCACAATCTGCAAAAAGGTGAATATGTTGTTTCAGCTGATAAAGTTAAAAGCGCGACAAACACTACAATGGATAAAGGAATAGTGGAGGGAATGGGGAAAGCCGCTAAAGGCGATAAAGCACTCCTCTCGAGCATTGTGGAGCCATTGCTCACCAGAATTTCCGCCGTCACCGGGAATGATTGGAATAAGCAGAGACCCGGTGGTAACACACCGATGCAAATAGTGCTGAAACTTAATGGAAGAGACTTAGGAAGTGTACTTTTTGATTACCCAAATGGAGTAATGTATAGCAATAACGATACTGGCAAAGCGCTGGACCTGGCATTATCTAGAATAACAAAGTAGGAGACTAAAAAAATGACAGACGTCACAACTGGGTTTGCAGAAACAAATAAATTGTACCTTGACATTCATCACGTTAACAGTGGGAAGAGTGTTGTGTTTAAAGCCTTTCTGCAAAATTACAGTGAACAATTCAATACAGCCTATGACGAACAATATTTTGTTATGAATCAGCAGCCAGTTAGAAAGCTTAAGAGTACGGTGAGATCAATAAACCTTTCCTGGATTATGCCAGCTGCAGATTTTGGCGAAGCTCATATTAATATGGGAAAAATATCTCTTTTATCTAATATGCTGTATCCGGAACAGGTAAAATCTGGAGGAGGCTTTTATGCAAAAGTGGGTGGCAGTCCAATATTTAAGTTGAGACTTGTTAATTTTATGGTCGGTGCCTCACATTCGAAGGTACATACTTATTCTGCGGCTACAGAAAGCGGTTTATTGGGATACATCGATGGGTTTAATTATAGCTTTATGTTCGATGAAGGATTCTTTCTTAATTCCGGTCAAACACTGCCAAAAAATATTGAAGCCAGTTTTACTTATCACCCCGTTAATGAAAAGAGCCCAGCTTGGATCAATAAAGAATTCAACTATAAAGGATATCCGTATAAAGAGGGAATACAGGCACATGGGGAAAAGATCTCTGGTCAAATTCCTGTTAAAGGCCTTGTGGCTGAACAGGCTGGTGCTCCGCACGACCCCAACGATCCCATATCTAAAAACGCTGCAGCTAAATTAACGGAGGGGCAACCGCGATGAGAAACGATAGCAGGATATCAATGTTAAACAGATCTAGATTATATAAAGATCAATTTTTTGCTAGAAAAGTTCGTAGAATTACTCAGTTTACTACACCGATAATTAGATATCCTACGGATGAAGAAATGCATGATTTTACTATTTTATCTCACGTTTGGACTTTGGGAGATAGATTTTATAAGTTATCTAATACATATTATGGCAGTGTAGATTATTGGTGGGTTATTCCATGGTTTAACAAGAAGCCTCTGGAATCAGATTTTAATCTTGGTGATACTATCCATGTACCACGTCCATTAGAATTAGCATTAACTTACTTTAATATTGGATAATTTTTTAGATGTCAGATACTCACATATTACACGAATCTCGGACAAAACTGCCTGATTTTGCAGAGGCGTGCTTCTTCGCTGAAAATATTGATCATTATGCGAATCTAAAAGGAACAGATATTCCTCAAAAATATGAGTACTTGGCTATAACAGATCCAAACACAGTTGATTCAACCACCATATTAAATGGCCTTCGCGGTCATGGTGCAGCAGGGCAAAATTTTTTCCAAGATGTACCCAAATCTATAGCTGGCGATTTTCAACCATGGATTAAGATATATAAGACTATACCTGGCACTTCAAAGAAAGATCATGATAGCGATATAGTTATTCCCTTGAAATTTAACAATCTTAAAAATTTGAGTATAATGGATTCTCACAAGCTCGGCGTCGCCTTCCGCTCGTTTAGTTTTGATTTTGAAGGTATCAGGCCAGTTGAGGTTGATTCATATCTCCGTTGCAGTTTGAAACTTTATTTTGAATCCCCTAGAGCGCTTTTTAAAAATTATACGCACAAAGGTAAAAACGATACTTATACTTACTCATTTGCAGATTTAATTAGAAGATCTGTCCGGGCTGGAAATTTGCCAATGGATAAACAACATTTGGTATATGACGGAACATCATTTAGAATCAGGGTAGATGTGGGTTACACTCCTCCTTCCATTGAGAGATTAACTGAGGCATATAGAGAAGCTGGGTTCGATAACCCAAAGGCAAAAGCTAGAAATTTAAGATCTGCATTGCTCTCCAACAAGCTACAACTTTATTTAAATCTCTTAAAACATAGCATTAATCCAATCTACGACGCCCCGGACGGTGGATTTGAATTGACGGCGGATTATGTTGGAGCTATTGAAACATCTTTTAAATCTAAAAAATCTGATATACTATTTACTCCTACAGATCATAATGCTAGAAAAAAAGAAATGGCGCTGAGAGAAATGGAGAGCGAACTCCGAAATCAACTTCTTGAAGGAATAAACGAAACTGCAAGAAACAAGATTAATGCATTTGCTGACAACAAGAGCAGCTTTAAAAAAGCTGTAACCGATATTGTAAAACAGTATGCATGGGAGCCTGTCACCTCTCCGAGGACCAAGGAAGCCGGCGCCCCGGGTCGGGTTTCCAGTGGAACGGCGAGAGACCTCACTGGCCTGAGTCCTGAACTCACGGGGCAATCCGCCACGGAAGTCACGGGGTTCTTCGCAAAACAGGTAACTGTAAATAATAGATTTTTCTATGAGAATTCAGAACCGGCGACTGAGTTAGAAAAAGCACGAGTTATAAGGTATTTAGAATACCTTGATGAAAAAAATTCTAGAGATGTAGGGCAAACAATTGTAAAAGCCAAAAAAATGTCTAGAATGTATAGTCAAATATTAGATAGATTAACAGAAAAAAATCAACTGCACTTCATTCAGATTAAGGAATCGGTTCTTTACACCTGGTTTGGTGCGAGAAAGGTAAAAGAAGCGGCGAAAGAAGACAAGGATAGATTACAAGAAGTCAATGATGAAATAGCAGAACTTGAAACAGAAACTGGAAATAACTCAGCGGATAAGTTAGCAGATTTAAAACAAGAAAAAAGACTTCTTGAAGAAAGTGTTGCTGCAGCAGCAAGGGCTCCCAAAACAACCGGAGAACCACCAGCAGTAGGAACATCAACTGCGGACAGCGAGAGTTACGCAGACTCTGAACAAGCTGTTGACAATGCAGCTAAAACCAAAGCGCTTGAAACGGCGACAGCTGAAGGCGCAATACAAGAAGAAAAACCTGTCAACGAGAAGATACCTCATACTGAAATGGAACAGCCTGCTAAGGTTGAAGATAGAAATATATATTTCTTTTATTATGGTGATCTTTTGGATGTAGTTCTAGAAATGTTATATCAACATAAAGACGACATGGACCTAGACTGGTGGAGTATCAAAAATAAAACAGGAAATATAAAATTTTTATTAGGGGAAGTAGAGTTCAAACATCCTCAAACAGGGGCATTGGTAAAAGAAAATCTAGCTAGAATTCCAATCACTCTTAAAGTTTGGCAGGAGTTTTGGATTGAGAATGTTATTGATCAATGGAGAACAGAATATCTTTTCGATTCGTTTCTTAATGACACATTATCTCAATTAGTAGTAGAAGCAATAACGGGTAGATGTAAAGAAGAAGGAAATATTAATGTTAATGTACTTGGCTATCCTTCGTATATAACAATACCTAATATAAGCAACAAAATATCTTTTTCGAAAAATAGGGTAGGAAATCCCAAAAAAAACGAGAGGGATGAGGCGTATTATTATTCTTATGGTCAAGCCCCTGAATCTCCTCACAGAGGAGGGGCTTCAAATGATGCAAAAAAATTAAGGACAGGAGAGCTTGTTTATGTACAAGCTGCATCAAATTCTGGCCTGTGGTTCAAAGATAAAGCAACTGATATAAGACGGGGTGTTTACCATATTGAACTTGGAAGAGAAAATTCTACGATTCTAAATTTTACAATGAATAGATCAAATCAACCACATTATCTAGAAGCGAAACTAGAATCTCAAGGAATTAACGACGTCCATGCTTTTGGCGAGCCGTATAATTACGATATTACCATGTATGGAAACTCACTTCTGCTTCCGGGAAAACATTTAAAGGTTTCTTTTCCATATACGTGGTTCAATAAGAAGGAACAAAACAGTCTAGGCATCGGCGGTTACTGCTTGGTCTTAAAAACGAAGAACGAGGTCAAAGCCACCGAAGCCAGATTGGATTGGACAACAAATATGCAGTGTATATGGCAATCTTTTGGAGGTGGTTCCCCACCAATCGCGCAATCTGGATTTGGAACCAAGCCGTTTCCTGGAGCTGCTTATTCCGGTGTCGGCGCCATCTCCGACAAGTTTGATAATCCTGATACAATTACGGTCACGGATCAGCACGGCAATGTCATACACGAGGGAAAAGATCCTGTCACTGGACTGACGCCAACGGAGACCCGGGCTAGCCTTGCCGAAGGCGCACGCCTCGAAGCTCAGATGCCTATTCAAGTGAAAGGGATGTCTGATGAAGACTACGCTATAGCGATTCAAAAATGGAGCGATAAACAGGCAAATATACAAGCTAAAGCGGCTAGTCAGAAAGAAAACCAAAAAGAGCCGCCACCCCCGGCACCGCCAGCGCCACCATCGGCTCCCGCCCAAGCAGGGCAAACCGGACAAACTACAGAGCAGGTGCAACACATACCGGTAAAGAAGTAACACATCAAAAAAGGAAAATTTATAAAAAATGGCAACGAAAGATTCTTTCAATAATAGGTTAAGATATGATTTATCTGGATACCCACCTAAGTTTGCCAACCCACTGGACATGTGGTATGATAGAGTTCTATATGGTAAAGTTGATCAACAAGGTAATGTGGTTCATCCGAGTCGTGAAGCGATAAGGAACGGAATGAAGGTTGTACAACCGGTGGGTGCTTTTGCAGAATCAGCTTCAGATGTATTGTTAATAGATTTTGTAGCACACGCTTTTAAAAATTTTCAGGGAGCTTTTGTTAGAGCAGACGCTACGGGCAAAACTATACGTTCTGGAGTTGTAAGACAGGCAATACAAAAGCCGGCTGGCGGTTATGTTGATGTCGATGTTTTATACAAGAGATATTCGCAGAGCATATACTCTACTTTTTCTGATATTTATCTTAAAACTTCTGTGAAGACTAGAATTGTTCAAAATTTTGATGACTATCTAAGATTATTTTTAGTTTTTGCTAGAGAATATGCTGCAGATCAACCTGTCACCAAAACATTTTTTATCAAACACAATATGTGTACTCCTTTAATTAGTGGCCTAATGGTGCAGCTCACAAACAACAACCATGATGATGATTCCACTAGACAACTGTGGTTGAACGATCCAAATTTTGCACTTTTTGCCAATACTGCCAACCAGTATGGTTTCTTGATAAATAAAAATGCTCCATGGAGGCTAACAGCGAACATAGCATCTCCAAACATGGTGAAGAACTGGGTTATGTCAGTAAGGGAGAAACTAATTGTCTCCCCAGGCGCCGAGGTTCTAATGACCCAGTTGATTCCTGGCTGCATGGAAAAAGAGGAAACTTTTAAGGAATTTATCAATAGACCAAACAACATAATCATGCGAGATATCATATTTCCTGAGACTTCAAGACATTTTTTCGAATCTTATTACACCAAGTCTTGTTTTAGTGATATTAACGAATTGAAAACCAACTTGGTTAATGGCTATAATAGTTTTGTTGAAAAAAACCCAAGAGTGAGAATGGTTGATGCTAAAAAATGTCAATATGGACTAAAGGCTGATAAAATAACCCAAAAAATTGTGACCAGGGAACCGGTTGACATGTCAATCATCGATAAAAAATACGGTATGGATCACTGGCTAGAGGTTTACTTCAATATAAGATCGGTCGAAGAAAAAGTGTTTTTTAGATCACCAAAATTTATACGCATATTAAAAAGTGCTCAAAGAATTGCAAAAACAGTTGACAATTCCAGCGCAGTGATGTATATTAATAGAGCACTAAGAGGATTCCCAGAAACAAATTCAATCGTCATGACTAAACCCCGGGGCGAAGTGAATCCGAGAGAGCCAGATCTATCCAGAAGTTATTATGACTCGCCACAGGAGGCAGAGAAAGCTCATCACCAACGCCGCGAAAGAGAAAGAAAGGAAGCCTACAACGCTTCCGGAGATTAATCAGGTTAATTAATGTTATTTCAGACATTGGACAGTAAACATGAATGCGTAGGAGTATATTATGACGGAGAACTTTATTTTGATCATGAGCTTCCTGACAGAGTTAGTGAAACATGGTCTTACGCATCTTTTCTCAGGGATAGAGAAGTTAGATACGGCCATTTGCAATGTGGTGGTAAGACTCTTGACGATGTTTGTCCCGACTCTTTAAAAGAAGACTGGGATAGTATTAATAATAAATTAAAAGCATTTCTGAAATCTTTTCACTTTTCAAAAGTGTCCCTTGATGACAATTGTTTTTATGACTTGGTGCCGAAGAAGTTCTTACTTGAATTCTGTGAAATCAAAAACCGAATTACAAAGCACGTTTTCGAAAATTTTTTGCCGCCCAAAAATTTGAGATTTTTAACTTTATTATCAAGAGTAGTCGAGGATATAAATCAGCAAAAATTAAATATTGATATTGACGGATTTAAACCGCATCTCGCTGAATATAAAGCGAGACAATGGAGAAAGAAAATTCAAGGTATTTCTCCTTATATAAAATATGATATTTTTGGTACCAAAACAGGAAGACTGACAACAAAGAAATATAGTTTTCCAATTCTCACCTTCCCGAAGAAATATCGGTCCATTCTCAAACCAAATAATGATATATTTGTTGAACTGGATTACAATGGAGCGGAGTTGAGAACTCTGATGGCGTTGTCAGACAAAAACCAGCCGACAATGGATATTCATGAATGGAACAGAAGACATTTATCTAACAACAAGGTTATGTCTAGACAAGAAGTTAAAAATTCCATCTTTGCGTGGTTGTATAACTCGAAAAAACATCCAAATGAGACCGCACTAAGAAAGATGTTTGATAAGGATAAAGTCTTGAGTGAGTATTGGGATGGCGAGACTGTAAAAACCTGTTTCAATAGAGAGATACCAGCTGATAAGCATCATGCTCTGAACTATATTATCCAGAGCACATGTGCTGATCTTATTTTGCAAAAAATGATTAAAATTTATGATATACTAGATGGTAGGAAATCAAATGTTGCTTTTTGCGTACATGATAGTATAGTTATTGATTTGCATTCAGAGGACAAACATTTAATGAAAGATATAATAAGTGAATTTTCGAATACGAGATTTGGAAAGTTTAAAACCAGTGTAAAGACTGGAAAAGACTTCGGGAACCTCGAGGAGCTTGTGATATAATGGATACCGTTATTGGATTAGGTCAGGCCGGATGTAATATTGCTGATGAGTTTGCGAAATACGGTCAGTACAAAATTTATAAAATTGACGCCGGCGACAACATCGAACGAGCAGATTGGTCATGGGCTTCATATGGAATTAGTGGAGAAATCAATGAAAATGAAGAAGGCGGTAAATATGAAATTCCTCGTTTAAATAGTCCGGAAGAATATGAAGAAAAATGTCCAGATATGAGAGCGACCTTTAGGGAACTCAAGGGAGAGGTACTTTTTGTTGTAGGAGGTTCTGGAGATATTTCTGGTGCCTCCTTAAGAGTTTTGGAGTACTTGAGCCACTGCGATATAAGCGTTTTATATATAAGGCCGGATCTAGAATTGCTTTCATTGAGTAAAAGTCAACATGAGTGGACTACATTTAATATTTTACAAGAGTATGCCAGATCAGGAGTATTCAAGAGAATTTACCTCGTCAGCAATTCAGAAGTTGAAAAGCACTTAGGAGAGATACCAGTTATTGGGTATTATGATAAGTTGAACGAAATGATCGTTTCAACATTTCACATGGTTAACGTTTATAATCATAATAAAGCTGTAGCTTCTAATTTTTCAGACCCTGATAATATCAATAGAATTTCTACGATTGGAATTGCCAACAGTGATGATGGCGAAAAGAAATTATTTTATTCACTTGACAAAGTAGAAGAATTAAGGTATTATTATGCTATAAACAAAAAAAAATTAGAAGAAGAGGGAGACTTGTTCAAAAAGATCAGAGAGCAAATTAAAAGCGATATAAAAACCAGTTATGGAATATTCGCAACGAGCTATGAACAGAATTATGTTTATACTGTCGCTCACACGTCAGAAATTCAACGACAAAAAAATGAAAAAAACACTTGACAAATGAATTTAGTTGTGTTACTATAAAGACAGCAGAATGAGAGATTAGTCATTCTGACTTTAACCCAAAAAGGAGAAATAATATGGGTATTGATATGGAAAAAATGCGCTCACGCCGCGCCGACCTCGACAATAGAAATGGCAATAATCGAGAGTCCTTTTGGAAGCCGCAAGATGGAGAAACGACGATTCGAATCGTTCCCACTCCTGATGGCGATCCTTTCAAGGATTATTGGTTCCACTATAATGTTGGTGTCAACTCAGGGTTCCTGAGTCCAAAGAAGAACTTTGGAGAAGACGATGCGCTTGATGCATTCGTTCGTAAACTCTATAAGGAGGGCACGGAGGACAGTATTAAGATGGCAAAGTCTCTGTCAGCTAGGCAACGCTTTTTTGCTCCCGTGGTAGTTCGCGGCGAGGAAGAAAAGGGCGTGCGTATTTGGGGCTTTGGCAAGATGGCTTACGAAAAGCTACTCAATCTTGTCCTTAATCCTGAATATGGCGACATTACAGATTCTGAAACTGGAACGGATCTTGTAATTCGCTACGGGAAGCCCGCAGGGGCATCCTTTCCTCAAACGGAGATTACTCCACGCCGGCGCCCTTCGCCGTTGTGCGAGGATGAAGCTCAATGTGCTGAATGGCTGGATACTATTCCGGACCTTAGTAAGCTCTTTGATCGTAAAACTCCGGAAGAAGTTGAAACCATTCTTGACGAATATTTGTCGGGGAATGTCGATGATGCCTCTTCTGATAACGTAGAGAAGTATAATACTGAGTCAGGCGACTCGGTGGATAAAGCTTTTAGTGAGCTTCTTTCATAAATCTCTCTCACCCGCAGGGAGGCACGGGGTTACAGGTGCCTCAAATTTAACAAAAAGGGGTGAATTATAATGAGTAAGAAAAAAAGTAAGAAAAAAGTAAAGGAAAAGGTAGAAAGCGTAAAGGTACAAAGTGGTCAACTTGTAAATGTGCATTACGTTGGAACGTTTGAGGACGGTACTGAATTTGACAGTTCTCGTGAACGAGAAGAATCTATTTCTGTTCAAGTTGGTTCTGGTAATCTTATTGCCGGCTTTGATGCGGCTTTACATGGTATGACCATCGGAGAAGTCAAAAAAGTTACATTGGAGCCTTCAGAGGCTTATGGAGAAGTAGACCCAGAGTTTGTTCAATCAGTCCCTCTTCAATCATTTCCTCCAGATTTTGATTTTAAGGAAGGAGCGATGGTTCAAGGTCAGAACCCCGATGGAAATTCGGTGACTGCTAGGATTGATTCCGTTAGTGATGATTCTGTTGTACTGAACTTTAATCATCCGTTGGCAGGGAAGAAGTTGAATTTTGAAATTGAACTTTTGAGTGTCGAAGATCAAGTCGCAGAGCAAGAGGAGTAAAAGATTTAATTATGGCGAGAAAAGCTAAAACTAAAGCAGGAAAACTTTCCATGTCAGACATGCGAAATCTTATTAATAGAAAGGCTGGCATGTCTGTTGCACATGATTTAACAAGTGCTAATCCAACCGAGGTAAAAGATTGGATTCCAACAGGCTCTCGCTGGTTGGACTCAATTGTTTGTCGCGGGAAATTAACTGGCATACCAGTAGGTAAGGTTGTTGAAATTGCTGGTTTAGAATCAACTGGCAAGTCTTATATGGCTGCTCAGATTGCCGCCAATGCTCAGAACATGGGCATTGATGTAATCTATTTTGATTCTGAGTCTGCGATTGATCCAACTTTTCTGGAGCGCACAGGCTGTAATCTGGAAAACTTGCTTTATATTCAAGCACAGAGTGTAGAGTTCGTACTTGAGACAATTGAGGATCTTCTCGCCAATAATGAAAATCGTATGCTCTTTATTTGGGACAGTCTTGCTCTGACCCCATCTGTTAGTGATGTTGAAGGCGATTTCAATCCTCTCTCTTCAATGGCTGTAAAAGCCAGAATACTCGCCAAAGGCATGTCCAAATTGACTGTTCCCATAGCGAACAGCCAATCGACATTTCTCGTTCTTAATCAACTTAAGACAAACATCACTAGAAGCCCTTCTGAAGCAATGGTAGAGCCTTATATGACGCCTGGTGGAAAAGCTATGATATACGCATATTCTTTACGCGTATGGCTTACAGGAAGAAAAGCAAAGGCTAGCTATGTGCTAGACGAAAGAGGGTTTAGGGTGGGGTCAGAGGTCAAGGCTACTCTCAAAAAGAGTCGCTTTGGCACCCAAGGTAGACAAGCAAGTTTTAAAATTTTATGGGGAGATAATATTGGTGTTCAGGATGAAGAGAGTTGGTTCGAAGCAATCAAAGGTTCAGAACACCTCAAGCAGAGCGGAGCATGGTATTCGCTACAGTATAAAGATGGCACAGAAGAAAAGTTTCAGCCATCAAAATGGAAAAATATGTTGACAAATAAGAAATTTCGTGATAGAGTGTTAGATATAATGGATGAAGAAGTTATCTTAAAGTTCGACAAACGACAAGGCGAAGCATCGGACTTTTATGATATTGAACAAGAAGAGTAAAGATGAAAAAGCTAGTCCTTTTGCTGCCGTTGTTTCTCAGTGTCAGCTGTGTTAGATATGTAGAAGAAATACCTTCGGCAAAATATTGTGAAATAGAGTACGTTGAAACCAAATATAATGGGTTGGTTCTACCCTGTTTTGACGATCAAAAATGGTACAGAGATGTGGTGCCGTGTAACAAAGTAGCTGGTTATCGACGTGTGAGCCCCGTCGTCTACTTTATTTCATGGCATGGAATGTACAATCCAAATCGTATATATCTCCGCCGCATCCCCCGTCCTCACCCACGCCGCATTCGTAAAACTGCGAAGCGTGAAAAATCCTTTACAAAGCCAAGACATTACGGTGGGCAATGAAAATCACGAACAAAACTCAGCGTTATCTATCTGTAGCCAAAAGAGTAGCCCAACAAGGCGCCTGCGAGAAAACTAGTCACGGCGCAGTGTTGGTGAAGGGCGGCAACGTTATAAACGCTGCTCGAAACAAGTGGACTTATTCTTCTTTTGGTAAAAGATTTCGCGAGAGAGGTAAAGGAATATCAACTCTTCATGCAGAGCTAGCAGTCGTTCTCAATTTAGATAGATCTATAACGCGAGGAACGGACATTTATGTTGTCAGAGTTAATAAGAAGGGAGACTTTAAAATGAGCAAGCCATGCAGTATGTGTGAAACTGCTCTTAAACACGTTGGAATAAAGAGAGTATATTACACGACAGATGATGGGACTATTGAATACTACAAATTATGATTCTAATGATAGCATGGAAGAGAGATTTTTGGAAGAACTAAGAGAGTCTTTTCCAAAAATGAAATTCACTCTTATCAATTTGGAACTTCCGAGTCCGTTGTTTGATTGTGGGGAACGACAAACTCTCAAGGCCGGCAGAAAGAAACTTAAATCATCATGGACTCCTCCATTGTCAGAAATTAAAGAGGAAGAGTTTTACCAGCGTTTGTTGGGTGAGTGCATAGATGAAATTAACAAGTTATATCCAAAAAGAAGGTGGTTTTGAAAAGAGTACTAATAATTGATGCCCTTAATATTTATTTGAGAGCTTATATATCCAACCCTTCAATTGCTTCGAATGGTCAGCCAATTGGAGGAGCATTTGGCTTCCTTAAATCTTTACAGAAATACTGTAGAGAGATGAAGCCAGATCATATTGTTGTTTGTTGGGATGGTCCTGATGGAAGCAGAAAAAGAAAGACAATGCACAAAGGCTATAAACAAGGCAGAAAGCCCATTCGTCTTAATCGTAATGTACGTATCATGTCTGAAGAGGAAGAGCAAAACAATAAAGTTTGGCAGCAACAAAGATTGATAACATACCTTAACTGTCTTCCTGTTTCTCAGATCATGATTGAAAAAATTGAAGCAGATGACATCATTAGTTATGTTGCACAAATGCCTCATTTCAAAGACGCCCAGAAAGTTATCATTTCCAGCGATAAGGATTTTTATCAACTTTGTAATGATAAAACAGTGGTATACAGACCGGTCCAAATTGAGTTCATAAACGTCAAAAGGTTGGTTGAGACGTTCGGTATACATCCAAACAACTTCGCCCTCGCAAGGGCTATTTGCGGCGATAAGAGCGACAACCTAGACGGTGTTGGCGGCGCAGGGTTAAAGACCGTTGCTAAGCGGTTTCCGTTCCTCTCAGAGGCAAATACACACGAGATAGGGACGCTCCTGAAGGCGTGTGAAGAAGTTGAAAACCCTCTAAAAGTTCATCATAATATTTTGAGTGGAGAGAAGAAAATAATAAGAAATTATAAGATGATGCAGTTGTATACTCCTCTTATTTCAGTGCAAGCTAGTCAAAAGATTAAGTACGCTATCAAGGATATGACACCAGAATTAAACAAAACTCAATGCATCGGCTTGATGATTGAAGATGGTATCGGTGCATACGATTGGTCAGAAATGTTTGCGACAATGAAAAGAATTTGCTTGACACCGATTGAAAAATGAGTTATAGTAGTAAAATGATTCATGACAAAGACAGAAAGATGGAAGAGATTATTTTAGAAGTACTTGAAGATTTTAATAGTTATTCAACAAACATCTCTTCAGAAATTTCTAGGAGAATGATTGCAAAGGCGGTTATTAAGAAAATCAAGAAGATATACAACTACGATGTAAAGTATTTTTATAGTTAAAATTTACGCCCGTAGTTTAGTAGGTTAGAGCGCCACTCTTATAAGGTGGAAGTCCCTGGTTCAAGTCCAGGCGGGCGTACTAAAAAAGGTTATTATGACAAAAGAAGAGAGAGTAGATTTTTCAAAATATGGCAAGGATTTTCAAGAAAAATTATGTCAACTGATCCTACAAGACAGAATTTTTTGCGATCAAATTGAAGAGGTGTTAGATATACAGTTCTTGGAACTAAAGTATCTACGCGTCTTCATTGAAAAGGTTTTTTCTTACAGAGAGAAGTACAAAGTTCACCCAACAATCCGCATCATGTTAACGATAATGCGTTCTGAGTTGGATGATGAAAATGACGCTACGCAAAAACAAGTGAGAGATTATTTTTCCAGAATTCATAAGTGTGATATGGAAGTTGAAGGAGAAGAGTATATTAAGGACACTGCTCTTGATTTTTGTAGGAAACAAGTGCTGAAGGAGGCTATGCTCAAGAGTGTTGGTCTTCTCAAGAGTTCATCATTTGATGAAATTGCATGTACTATTAATGATGCCCTTAAATTAGGATGTGATAATAATTTTGGATACGATTACCTGAAAGATTTTGAAAAAAGATTTCAAATTAAATCTAGAAATCCCATAACGACTGGATGGGACTATGTTGACGATATAACGAAAGGCGGGCTTGGCAAGGGAGAGCTTGGAGTGGTTGTCGCTCCTACCGGGGCAGGAAAATCAATGGTTTTGGTTCATTTAGGAGCACAAGCAATAAAAGAAGGAAAAAATGTTGTTCATTACACTTTAGAATTATCCGATACTGTGGTAGCATCAAGATATGACAGTTGTATAACAGGAGTTCCTCTAAAAGACTTGTTTGTATTTAAAGAACAAATTTACGAAAGTGTTCAAGATCTTGAAGGTGGTCTTATTGTTAAAGAATATCCAACAAAATCTGCTTCTACGAAAACTTTGGAAAATCATCTTGAAAAGTTACGACAAAGAGATTTTAAGGTCGATATGATTCTTGTTGATTATGGAGATCTTTTGAAACCAAACGTTATTCGTAAAGAGAAAAGAATGGAGTTGGAATCTATTTATGAAGAGTTAAGAGCAATTGCTCAAAAGAATAATTGTCCTGTTTGGACAGCTTCGCAAACTAATAGGTCCGGATTGAATGCTGAAGTTATAACAATGGAATCTATTTCCGAAGCCTTTAACAAGTGTTTCGTCGCAGATTTTATTTTTTCCATTTCTAGGACAATCGAACACAAAAATACAAACACTGGAAAATTGTTTGTTGCTAAGAATAGATTTGGTCCTGATGGATTGATACATCCCATATTTATGGACACCTCAAACGTCAGTATTAAAGTGTTTGAGTCTGTTGATGAATCTATCGACGACATCAACGCTAAAGCAGCCCGAGACAGGGCGGTGAAGGAAACTAAAGAGCAGGAAATTATATTGAAAGAAAAGTATAAACAATTTAAAAACGGGAGGAACAAGAAAAATGTATAGTAAGGAACATGTGCGAGAAAGTGCATTAAAATATTTTAATGGTGATCAGTTAGCTGCTAACGTTTGGGTGACTAAGTATGCCTTAAAAAACAAGAAGGGTGATTTTACAGAAGAGAGCCCTGATGATATGCATGTTCGGATGGCGAAAGAGTTCGCTAGAATGGAAGAAAAGTTTGGTGGGAAAACCGCGCTTTCACAGAATGATATCTATGAACTGTTAAAAAACTTCAAGTACATCGTCCCTCAAGGATCTCCAATGATGGGCATTGGAAACAACTACGTTAACGTTTCTTTGTCAAATTGTGTTGTTGTCGACTCTCCAAAGGATAATATTTCTTCAATTGTTGATTCAGGCAAATATCTCGCCAACTTGTTTAAGCGTCGTTGCGGTGTAGGGCTCGACATTTCTGAACTGCGTCCCGAAAATGCCCCCGTTAACAATTCTGCAGGTACTACAACTGGAGCTTGGTCTTTTGCGGACTTCTATTCTTACGTATGTCGTATGATCGGGCAAAATGGAAGACGCGGCGCACTTATGATCACGATGGATATAAAGCATCCAGATATTGAACAATTTGTGGCAATGAAAAACGACTTAACTAAAGTAACTGGCGCAAATGTATCTGTAAAGATAAGTGACGAGTTTATGAAAGCGGTAGAAGACAAACAACCGTTCACTTTACAGTTTCCTGTTGACTCTAACAACCCAGACATAACGAAAGAGATACAAGCAGAAGATTTGTGGAATCTTATTGTAGAATCAGCCACTAAAACAGCTGAACCCGGCTTAATGATGTGGGACAATATTATTAATAACCTGCCGGCAGAGAATTATGCCGATGTTGGGTTCAAAACATTAACGACTAATCCCTGCGGAGAGATTCCTCTCTCTGCTTACGACAGTTGCAGGTTGATATCAATTAATTTAAAGAACTTTGTCGTCAACCCGTTTAAGAGTCCAAAATTTGATTTCCATAAATTTTATGAAGTGGCAACGCAAGCCATGAGGCTCTCAGACGATCTGGTTGAGCTTGAAATCGAAAAGCTTGAAAAGATTATCAAGACATGCGATACAAAAGATGAAAAAGCGTTATGGAAAAATCTTTTAAAAGCTTGTCGCGACGGCAGAAGGACAGGCCTTGGCACGCACGGGTTGGCTGATGCGATTGCTTGTTTGAATCTTCGATACGATTCTGATGAAGCTTTAAAAGTAATAGAAAAGATTTATGAAACCTTGAGAGATGCTGCATATACCGAAAGTATTAACCTTGCCAAGGAACGAGGCATGTTCCCAGTGTTCGATTGGGACAAAGAGAAAACGAATTCCTATATCTCGAGATTGCCGAAAATTTTGCGGGAAAAAATTTCTAGATTTGGAAGGCGCAATATTTCTATTCTAACGAACGCTCCTACCGGTTCTGTTTCTATTATGTCTCAGACTAGTTCTGGCATTGAACCCGTTTTTAGGAATTCTTACAGACGTAGAAGAAAGCTTTCTCACAATGAAAAAGATGTCACACCGGACTACATTGATGAACTCGGAGACAAGTGGTTAGAGTATGGTGTATTTCATCATAATCTGCAAGAATATCTTGATTTAATGAAAACAGAAAAAATTCCAGACTTTTTTGTCGAGAGCGATCAAATTGATTGGCCAAGAAGAGTCGATATTCAAGCTGCGATTCAAAAAAGTATAGATCATTCGATTAGCTCAACGATTAATCTTCCAAAGGGAACAGATCCGAGTGTTGTTGGGGATCTTTATTTTGAAGGGTGGAAAAAGGGGCTTAAGGGAATTACAGTATATGTTGATGGGAGTAGAAGTGGAGTACTGGTTACAGACAATGCAGATGCCTCATTCCCGCAAAATGGAGCACCGAAACGACCAGATGAACTTTTATGCGATATCCACCACACCACAATCCAGGGTGAAAAGTGGACAATTCTTATTGGACTATATGATAATAAGCCTTACGAAGTATTGGGGGGTCTTTCAAATTTGATCGAAATTCCAAAAAAGCATAATCGAGGAATACTGACGAAGCATAGTTTCAAAACCAGAAACAACAGGTATGATCTACAGATTGGGGAAGGAGAAGACGCTATTTTTATTAAAGGTGTTGTAACAGTGTTTGACAATCCTACGAATTCTGCTTTTACACGAATGATCTCTCTTGCCCTCCGCCATGGCGCCCGACCAAGTTTCTTGGTTGAACAATTACACAAAGATCGTGATAGTGATATGTTCAGTTTTTCGAGATGCATTGCGAGAATTCTTAAGAATTATATTCAGAATGGCGAACAAGTGGCAAGTGATAAAGTATGTGAAGCTTGTGAAAGCGAAGGATTGATTTATCAAGATGGATGCGTAACTTGCGAAACTTGCGGTTATGCAAAATGTGGTTGACATTTGTTTTAAAAAGTTTTATAATAAATAAAGGAGGATAAAATGAAACTTAATTATCTATTACCAGAAAAAGAGGCAAACGAACTTTGCGATGGTTCCAGAACTAGAATGAGAAAACATGCATGGTCCCCAGGTGGACAATTACGCAAATCCGTCGACGGTTCGGTTGGAACTGAATTTTTTTGTAAAAGGTGCGAGAGGAGATATTGGCACTTTTTTACGTCAGAACAATACGAAACATACAAAAATCTTTTAGGAGAAGTAGCATGAAATTTGAACCAAGAAATAGACACTTGTTAGTGGAAAAGATTGAAAACGAAGAAGAGAAATCAAATGTTTTATTACCAGAGGGGTACAAAAAAGTTGAAGAATACTCACTATTGCGTGTACTGTCTGCAAGTCCAGATTGCTCTGTGATGGCTAGAAAAGGTGAAAAAATTATTGTTCCTACACATTTAATTCAAGAAATCAGGGTGGAGCAAGAAGAATTTTCTATTATTCTTGAAAATCATATATGCGGGGTGGTGTTCAATAAATGATGATGACTTATGCTGAATTAATCTGTGCCGCCGTGTTATCAATTAGTATGCCGAACGCAGAGTTTGCATGTAAGCACATGGACTCGGTTGTAAAATATTCGGATAAATATGATATCGATCCAGTTATTCTGACTGCACTAATCCATGCCGAAAGCAGATGGAATCCTAAAGTAGAGAGTAAAGCGGGAGCCTGCGGACTAACCCAAATTATTCCAAAGTGGTCGAGGAAGTTTGGATACATCGGATGCAAACGATTAAAAAATGATCCTGAAATGTCTATAAGAAAGGGAGCCCAGGTATTAAGTTACTGGGTCCACAATTACGGGAAGGGCAGCTACAGGCTAGGTTTATGCGGATATAATGCCGGATATCGTTGCCGAGGAAAGAGTAAGATTTTAGACAAGAACGGACACACCAGATATACTCGGAGAATAATGAAGACGTATAGAAAAATAGAATTGGAAATGATACCAGGCTGTATGCATCGTGAATAAAAAAGGAGTAATAACATGAATGAAGCTACATATTTAAAAAAATTAGTATATGATCCCAATTGGGACAAGAAAAACGTTGAAATTGTCAGTCTAGATGACATTGTGGCAGGACCACATCAAGTCAATAATGCTGCGAGAGCAAATGGTTTAAATCCGTTTAAACTTGAACAACTTATGTACGAAATTGAAACCGATGGTCAATTGGTTCCAGTTAGCGCAAGTAAACTCAGAAATGGGAAGTGGGAATTAAATGATGGTGGCCACAGGTTTAGGGCACTAACGGATCTCAGACTTCAGCATCCAAAAAACAAGAAGTATAGCACTATTCGGCTAATTGCGGAGAGTCACCCCAGCGCAGAAGAACGTAATCTTCGTATGCTCAACGACAACCGAAGATACACATCTAATGAGGCGACGGATGATGATGTGATCTTTCTTATCCATCGTAACATTGCAGATTTAAAAGCTCTTGGAACGGATATCGATGCGATAACGATAGAAAAAGTGAGAGAATACGTGAAAGAAAATATTTTCCCTACACCTCATGGAAACAAGGTAAACAGCTTGTCCAGAAAGGTTTATGCAAAACTTGATAATCCATCTTCAAAGTTTATTGCTCCAGTGAATGATAAGGAAACAATGGATCAGTTTAATGACAACAATCCATGGGGTATGCAATTGCCAACTTCAGGTCTAAATGATAAAGGCAAATATAATTGGGGTTCTGTTGTCGATGATGACAAAGGCCAATCTTGGGCTGTCTATAATTGTAATCAAGAAACGTGGGTGCGACAAAATGTTTCGCATTACTCACTGAAAAAGAAGTTACAACGCGACTGCCCCAAAATTTTAGTTATTGCCTATAACAACAATCTTCGCGCAGGTGATTCGGATGAATGTCCGGTGCAAAGCTATCGAAAAAACGTTCAAAAACACAAAGATTATTGGAACAGCCATCGTCTGATCACTGAACCACTTATTGACAGGTTGGTGTTTTTGCCACAAGTGGTAACGGGTCCGAACAAAGAAGATATGCGTCACCTGTACACAGCTAAAGGCAAGAAAATTGTATAAGATGTATGCATACCGTGAGTGATTTAAGCCGTCACATATATAAAGTCGATGAGCTGGTTGTTGGTAATAGTTTAGAAGCAGTAAGTTATGCATATTTGAATCAAAAACATATCATATTGAATGATATAGAAAAACCTCACTTTTTTGATTTTTATGACACAGAAGACGAACTGGATAAATATCTTATTGACGATATAAAATATGAACTGGCGTCCACTGATGGGCCAAAAATTGTTGGGATATCTAAACTCGAAGTTTGGGAGAAATTAGTTTTTTGTTTATCCCTTGCCGGGCTCCTCCCAGTGTCAGACAAAGTTTATTCAATGAGGATCGAGGACGACAACATCTTTAAAATTACAACTAACAATTCAAGAGTCTTGAGATTTAAGTTTAATAAATTGAGAATATTTGACAGTAAAAACATTAGTGGTTTGGAGAGTCCAAAAGAAGTTGATACTTTTAGAGTTGTTGACTGGATAGATGTTCGTTCTGGAATGAAGCACGAATATGACTATTTTGGAACTGAGGAAAATTTTGTGAAGGATGTCTATTTTTATCCATCGCCTAGAACCGGAGGTAAACAGAGAAAAGATCTCGTCGCCGTGTCTTACATGACAAGTAAACAATTAGAAGATTTTGAATATTCAGATACATACGTAAAATTTAAAGTTTTAGATTTGATGAAGAAGGCTGGCATCCGAGGCGCAAGAAATGGAAGAAGACCCGATGATCCAGAGAAGTATAGTTACTACTCGGTAAAAATTGAACCATCCCGCAGAGAGATTCAAAAAAACGAAAAACCAATGTACGAGGACAAAGGATCAATTGTGTTCGATTACAGGAAAGAAAGAGAAATCTATTCTCAGTCTGATGGTCGTGAAGGGTATTTAAATAGAGTAGGCGAAGTATTAAGTGCTTGAAAGTGGAACAAACATACAACATGCCTTTCACCTGGCTGGTGTTATACCTGTTGCAGGGCAGCCATTAGATTTCAAGTTCCCTTGGCATGATTCCTGTGTGCCTATTGCTTCTAACTATCTAGCTGTCGAGAGAGCTGTTGTTGAATGTGCATACGCTGGATGTGAAACAATTTGGATTGTCTGTCATGATGATATGCAGCCCCTCATTCGTCATCGAATAGGCGAAATGATTGAGGACCCTGTGTGGCTCGGAAGAAATATGGATCCTAGACCATCAGAAACAAGAAAACAAATTCCAATTTATTACGTCCCGATCCACCCAAAAGACAGAGACAAAAGAGATTGTTTGGGTTGGAGTGTATTATACGGAGCATTGGTTGCTTACAGTATTAGTAAAAAAATAAGTACTTATGTTACACCTAATAGATATTACACAGCGTTTCCATATGGCGTATATCCTCCAGAAATATTGAGAGCATATAGAAAACAAATATCCAGCGAAAGGCAATTTGTTTTATCTTTTCTGAACACGACAATAAAAGATGGCGAGTACCTGGGATTTACGTTTGATGCAGAAGACTTTAAAAACTGTAGACGAGAGCTTAGAAAGGAAGGAACTGGTAGATATGCGCCAGGAGAAGGTATGACAGAGAAGATGCTCCCAGTTGAGGAGAGATGGTCAGCTAGAAACTTTCCCTTAGAGCAAGTGTTTGGCTCCTTATCCTTCAAAGGTGCCTTAGATGTGGAAGTTGACTGGTATTTTAAAATTGATAATTGGGAAGGTTATTGTGAATATATGGGCTCAGAGATGAGAAAAGGCATGAAAAGACCGTCAAAAGCGATGTTTGACTACCGTGAATGGAACCCAATTGGCGAGGACAATTTATAAGCTTTTTTGAATTAACAGGACTAATTAGTAGTATGAAATTAAACAAACAACAACTCAAACAAATCATCAAAGAAGAGCTTGGAGAGGTTTTAAACGAATGGGGACTCTCTCGAACTATACCAGCTGTTAACGGAGACCAGGCTTTGGGCGAGGTATTTGCGGAACACAAACTTGGCGCCAAAAGCTTAAATCACCCTTTGGCAAAAATATTTTTAAATGCAGACAAGAATCTTATAGAAAATTACGCCGGTTTGATCAGCCAAGTCGGAGGAGCACGAGTTGGCGAACAAAAGGAAGGCCCCGGATTTGGAGAAGGCGAACCAGCAAAAGACGAGCTTTCAAAGAAAAGAGAAGTTTACCTTGAAGAAGAAGACATCGAGGAAACCTAAAAGAGAAAGATAAGAAATGATTAAAACAATAGAAGTTGTCTCAATATTAATAGGGGCGCTCGGCATTATTGCCAGCGCTTCTTTTTTGTTATTCATGTAAAAATAAAATGCTTGACACGAAGAGGTAGTTGTGTTATATTATCTGCAGAGGTAAAAAAATGAAAACTATTGTTCACGTCAATCAACATATTATTCGCAAGAACACAAAAACTGGTGAGAGTAAGCCATGTTTAACTGTCAAGACGTATAAAGAAAACAGGTATGCTCACGAAGCTATAATTCGTGATGAGAATGGCAACGAAGTTGCAAAAATTGTGTATAGTCCTCATAAACCATTATCTTGTGGTGCAAGATGCTGGATTGAAACTAAATATGATGTAGACACTGTGATACACGAGGATCCTACATCTTTAATGAGCATGGAATAGGAGATAAAATTAATGGCTAAAATTCCATTTGTTGGATTACACGCCCACAGCGGCTTAAGTTTGAATGATGGTCTGGGATACCCGCAAGATCACATGGATTTCGCTTATGAGAACGACGGAAACGCCCTTGCATTGACCGATCATGGTCACATGAACGGGTTGCCTTATCAAGTGCTTCATGCGCGCAAAATGCAGGCTAGTGGGAAGAATTTCAAGCCAATCTTCGGCGTCGAAGCTTACTTCAATCCATCTTTAGGACAATGGAGAGAAGAATACGAAAAAGCAAAACAAGAAAAGAAAAAAGGAATCAAGAACGAAATTGAACTATCTATTGAAGATGAGAGGGCTTCAAAACAGAAAGTTGTAGATATACTCAAAAAGAGAAATCACCTCATTCTGATCGCGCAGAATCAAGCAGGTTTGAATAATATATTTAAACTTGTGTCGGAGAGCTATAAAGATGAAAACTTTTATCGTTACCCTAGAATTGATTATAAGCTTCTTGATCTATATGGTGACGGAATTATTGCCTCTAGTGCTTGTCTTGGCGGTGTTTATGCTGGTGATTATTGGGATTTTCGCGACCTTGGTAGTGACGCTATTTTAAAAGCTATGCGCCAAACTACAGAGCGCATGAAAAACATATTTGGAGACAGATGGTATGGAGAACTCCAATGGAATAACATTCCAGAGCAGCATGAACTTAATCAATACATCATCCAGATCTGTCGTGAGTATGATGTAAAATTAATCTCTACAGCTGATAGTCACTATCCTAATCCTGACGCTTGGAAGGACAGGGAACTATATAAAAGGATCGGATGGTTGGGTAAAGGTGGCTTGCCAGACTATATGTCTTCTGAACTTCCTTCTGGCGTTGAGGAGGTTGGATACGAGTTATATCCAAAGAATGGCGATCAGATGTGGGAATCATATCATAACTATTCTAAGTTGGTTGGTTTTGATTACGATGATGATCTTGTGTTGGACTCAATCAAAAGGACAGAATATATTGCTCACGACTTGATAGAAGATTTCATGCCCGATAATGAAGTTAGACTTCCAAGTTTCGTTGTTCCTGCTGGTAAAACAGATATTCAGGCTTTGACACAAGATTGTCTCGAGGGTCTAAAAGAAAAAGATCTTAACAATAAAGATGAATATGTTGACAGGCTTAAAGAAGAACTCTTCGTTATTCGTGACCGAGGGTTTGCCAAGTACTTCTTAACAATGAAAGCTATTGCAGATAAAGCATCCTCAGTTCAGTTAACAGGGCCAGGCAGAGGCTCGGCAGCTGGCTCTCTTGTTGCTTACGTTTTAGATATCACACAGGTTGATCCAATTAGACACGGACTTCTGTTTTCAAGGTTTTTGCGTAAAGACGCAACGGACTATCCTGATATTGATTATGACGTGAGTGACCCGATGGAAGTGAAGGAGATGTTGATCGAGGAATGGGGCGCTGACACAGTTGCGCCTATTTCAAATTATAATACTCTTCAGCTGCGCTCTCTAATCAAAGACGTATCAAAGTTTTATGATGTTCCTTTTGTTGAGGTCAATAACGTAACTGGCAAAATGATCTTCGAAGCAACTCCGATTGCCAAGAAAGTTCATGGGATCAAATCAGGAGTGTACGCCCCAACTTTTGAAGAAGTAATGGAATACTCAGAGACTTTGAAGAAGTTTCTTAATAAGTATCCCCATATCAAGACTCACATTGAGGCTCTTCTAGGGCAGGTTAGGAGCGTCTCCAGGCATGCAGGCGGTGTTGTTGTAGGCGAGAACCTAGACAAGTGGATGCCGCTCGTTAATAGCGGTGGTGTGAGGCAGACTCCTTGGTCAGAGGGTCAGAACGTAAGACATCTTGAACCTCTCGGCTTCATTAAGTTTGATATTCTTGGACTGGCTTCTTTAAGAATGATCGAAGGATCAATCCGACATGTTCTTAAAAGGCATCACGGCATCGAGGAGCCAACATTCGAGGATGTGAAGAAATTCTATAATGAGAAGCTGCACCCTGATGTTATAAATTTTAATGACCAGAATGTCTATAAGAATGTTTTCCAGAAAGGTAAGTGGACAGGTATATTCCAATTCACAGAACAGGGAGCACAGGAATTTTGTAAGAAGGCAAAGCCAAAAAACTTGATTGATATTTCTGCTATCACTTCAATCTATCGCCCAGGTCCACTCGGTGCAGATGTAGATAAGTCTTACGTAGATGCAAAGCGAGATCCTGGAAGCGTGAATTATGTTCACAAGCTTGTAAAGGATGTGACAAAAGAAACTTATGGATTTCTTATCTTTCAGGAGCAAATCGCTTTGCTGGCTCACAAACTTGGCAAAAACATTTCCCTTGATGAAGGTAACGCTCTGCGAAAGTATTTGACAAAGAAAGGAACTGGAGATGAATCAAAGAAGAAAGAGAAGATTTATAATAAATTCGTTGAAGGCTGTATAGAAAAGAAGTTATCAATGTCGCAGGCTGATCAACTTTGGCAGACATTTGAATACTTTTCTGGCTATGGCTTCAACAAATCCCACGCAGTAAGTTATAGTATTCTTAGCTTTCAGTGCGCATGGTTACTGAATTATTATCCTGTAGAGTGGACTGCCGCTTTCCTCGACAAAGAACCCGAAAGCAGAAAAGAAAAAGCAATTAACATTGCTAAGTCAATGGGGTTTAAGATTCAACCACTTAATATAAATTCTTCAGGGACAGTTTGGGAAATTACTGAAGATGGTAAGACTCTCATTCAGCCACTGACTTCCGTTAAAGGCTTAGGGGATAAAGCTATTGAACAGATCACGCAGCATCGCCCGTTTAATACTATTGAAGAATTATTGTTTAATGAAGATATCATTTATAGTAAGTTAAACAAGAAAGCTTTGGACGTTCTTGTACGGAGTGGAGCGGTTGAAGGTCTGATAGATGACAGGTTTTCTGGAGTGAAACACTTTTGGTCCGCTGCTGTTGTTGATCGTCCAAAAAAGGAAAAACAATTACACGACAATATTGAACTTTACAGACCAGAAGGAGACTTCACAGTTGAAGAAAAGATTGCTAACAAAGCGAATTTGACTGGTGTTTTCCCAATTGATCTTGTACTAACTGAGCGTGTGAAAAGCAAACTCGAAGAATATTTTGTTCCACCGATTGCTGAATATGACCCAGAGCTTCAGGTTGTCTGGTTTATCCCGAGAGAAATCATAAGAAGAAAAACAAAAAACGGCAAAGAATATTGGATTGTCAATGTAATCGATTCAACAAGTAACCAAACTACAATTAGATGTTGGGGAGTTCGAGAAAAAGACATAATCCATGTTAATCGACCTTACATGTGTAAAATTGATTACAACGAACAATGGGGATTTTCTTCTAGATCTGTAAGGCATAATTGGAGGCTATTAGGATGAAAAAAATATGCAGTAAATGCAAAGTAAAACAACAAACAACTGAGTTTTACAAAAAAAGTGGTAGAGGAGGCGGTCTAACCTCCCAGTGTAGGACTTGTATCCTTGCAAATCTTGCTCGATACCACGCAAAAATAATAGAAAATGTGATTTATATGGTGGTTTGTCCAAAAGGTGAATTTTATATTGGTTCGACTAAGCAAGGCATACTTAGATTAAAAGAACATTTTAAAACCCGCGAATCTAACACGAAGGGCAAAACTCTGGCACAATTTCTTAAAAAAAATAATTATAAAAGAAAAGATATAGAATGGAAAGTTCTCGAAAAGTTCCCGCCAGGTCAAGAGAAGAAAATGAGAGCGAGAGAATGCGAAGTCATCAAAGAACATATCGACAATCCTCTGTGTATAAATAAAGAAAACACGTTGTATAGCGGGGAATGGGCAGATTGAAGACTTGGATTTTTGATGTAGATGCAACACTGACTCCTCCTAGAGATAAAATAGACAATGACTTCGAGGAGTTCTTTTATAATTGGATATTAGATAACGACACTTACTTGTGTTCAGGAAGCGACATCGACAAACTAAAAGAACAGTTGACACCCAGAATTCTCAACAATGTCAAAGGTGTGTTTACATGCATGGCAAATGCCTATTATGAAGGTGGAGAGGAAATATATAGAAAAGACTTCGAACCACCAGTGGGTTTAGAAGAAGACTTAAAATACTTTTTGTTCTCTTCGCTCTATGAGAACAGAACAGGAAACCACATTGAAAAGAGAATTGGCATATGGAATTTTTCTATTGTTGGCAGGAATGCGGATAAGGAAGAAAGAGAGCACTTTAAAAATTGGGACAAAGAACATGGCTCAAGAAAAACAATCTCTTCATATTTGAACAGCAGATACAGAGACACAGTTGAGACAAGCATTGGCGGTGATATCTCAATTGACATATGCAATTTAGAACGAGACAAGAGACAAGTGGTCGAACATTTGTCTGATTTAGATTTTTCAAATATTGTTTTTATTGGTGATAGGATTTACCCTGGCGGCAATGACTATGCACTGGCAAAAGCTGTTGAAAAGCGAGGCGGAAAATCTATAAATGTAGATGGCTGGGAAGAAACGAGAAATATTTTATTAAAAACTTGACAAATAATAAATTTGATGTTATAAAGGAGGTATGATGAATATTAAATTTTACAAAATCAGAAAGGATGCTAAAATGCCCGTAAGGGCACACTCGATAGATGCTGGTATGGACTTGTTTTATTGTCCAAGCCC